CCTCAATTTTTCTCCGGAGGGTGATTTTCTACAAGTTTTTAGTATAAGGTTAGTACCTATGTATGAGGTATTAGGGTTGATTGATTCTGCTTTGTCATCCTAAAACCGGCTTTTCGCATTTTCACCTCCTTTCATTATGCTCTCTTGGGTCGGTTCCTATAGTCTCCAATGGCCTCTCCTTTCACTCTTGTTTGTGTTTTTTGAGCTAGTATCCTCCCGCATCTCTAATACCTCATACATAGGTACTAAAACTGTGCTGAAACTTATTTAAAGTATACAAAGGGAGACAGAAACTATATTTAAGGGAGGGAGTTATGGCAAAGAAAACAGAGAAAGTACTGCCAAAGTCAACTCAAAGATCTGCTCCAGCTATGACTCAGGAGGCAAAAGAGAGTCAGTTGATAGCTTTAGCGTATGATTTGGCTGAAGAGAGGATGAGAAGTGGTGTTGCTACTTCTCAAGAGATCGTTCATTTTTTAAAGTTGGGTTCAACTAAGGACAAAATTGAGCGGGAGATATTAGAAAGGCAGAAGGAACTCGTATCCGCTAAGACAGAAGCCCTACAGTCACAGAAGAGAATTGAGGAGTTACTGGCAAATGCTGTAAACGCCATGAAAGTTTATAGTGGCAATGGGCAGGATGGTGATAATGAGGAGTTATACTGAGTTAATTTTATTGCCGTCTTTTGAGGAGAGATTTAAGTATCTATACATTGGTGGAACAATAGCAGAAGAGACATTTGGTTGGCAACGATATTTAAACCAACAGTTTTATACATCTAAAGAGTGGAAGGCGTTCCGAAGAGAGATAATACTCAGAGATTCGTGTTGCGATCTTGGTTGTTTGGATCGAATTATTAATACCCGTCCAATTATTCATCACATTAATCCAATAACTCCACAGGATATTCTGTATAGAAGAGAGTGCTTAATGGATCCTGAGAACGTAATCACCACATTTAAAAAAACCCATGACGCGATCCATTACGGTGGATTAGATTATGCAGAGCCACTTATTGAGAGAAAGCCAAATGATACTTCACCATGGAGGATTACATGACAAGTATATTAAATACAGTAAAGAAAGCAATTGGCCCAGCTGTGTCGGAGTATGATTATTTCGATTCAGATCTAATCATGCATATTAACACAACTTTTAATGTACTTAAGCAGCTTGGCGTTGGTCCAGCTGAAGGTTTTTACATTGAGGATGCTGAAGCTGATTGGGATGAATTTATAGATCCTGGGCCCAATTCACAGATGGTACAGACATACATGTGCCTAGCTGTAAGACTTAAGTTTGATCCGCCCGAAAGTTCAGCCCATATGCAGGCTATAAAGGATCAGATTGCAGAACTTGAATGGCGGCTAAATATTGACGCAGAAACACCTAGCCTTGGAGGCGTGGCTAGTATTTAAAAGGAGAGAAAAATGGCAATTATTAACGATTGGAGTTACTCAAACCCGTTTAACACAACACCAGTGACTTTACCGTATATTCCAAAGATGCATGTACCATTACCAACCGGATCGCAGCTAATAAGAGTAAATGGTATCGAGAGCGCAAAGGCTTATCCAACATCTCCGAATAGTATGATAGCTTTGTTTGATGAGAACGATGACATCATGTATATTAAGCAGACAGATGCAAGCAACTTCCCTACAATTAGGAAGTTTCGATTTGTCGAGGAGAAGAAAGAAAAGCCTGAAGAAGTAAAGTATGTAACTGTAGAAGAGTTTAACAAGTTTAAGGAGGAGATGTTAAATGCCCAGCAGTTTATTCGGAAACCAGATGAACCAGTTACCCCAGTCGTTACCTACTATGAATCAAACACCAGTGAATACCCTTCAGCAGCTCCGGTCAATGTACGCTATGACAAGGGCAGCAGGTAATCCGAGTGCTATGGTTCAAACACTTTTAAACAGCAATCCAAACTTTCAGTCCGTCATGTCACTTGTAAACCAGCAGTACGGTGGAAACGCCAAGGCTGCTTTTTATGACTTGGCAAAACAGAAAGGTGTGGATCCTAATCAGGTTTTAAGCATGCTTCGGTAGAGCTTAAGATAGAAAGGAAATCAAAATGGATAACGGATTATCAAATTCTGATGTCGCTCTTCTTTCCCGTAATGACGGCTTTATGGGCGGCGAAGGCGCTTTCTTCTGGATTTTTGCGCTTCTGATTCTTGCTGGTGGAAATTTCGGCTTTGGTGGTAACAATGGAAACTATGTTACGCAGGCTGATCTTGCCGCAGGTCTGAATGCACAGACAACCCAGAACCAGTTGCAGAGTCTGGCTGTAGAGACCGCTAATAACAACTATGAAACAGCCCAGCTTATTAGCGCTCAGACGAACCAGATGCTACAGCAGAACAATACAAATCTGGTCAATGCAATTCAGGGATTTAACCAGGTCAATCAAAACATGACAATGCAGAACAATCAGCTTCAGCAGCAGATTGCTCAGCTTGGTTACCAGATTGATCAGTGCTGCTGCTCAATTAAGACCCAGATGCTCCAGGATAAACTTGACTCTACGCAGAGCGCGCTTGTTGCCGCACAGAACGCAATTTCTAATGCAAATCAGAGTCAGTATCTTCTTGGTCAGCTTGGCAGATTTGTTGCTTGGACTCCGAGCGGTACACAGGCAGCAACAGGTAGTTAAGACACATGTTGTAAGAGTGAGATCAAAACGGTTTCCCTCTTTTTATTAAGGAGATTATATGGCTGAAGTCGGAACTAAAAGTGTAATGCACATGCTTATGGATGAATACATTGAAGAATGTGAAGGCATCGTTACGTACATGGCAATACATGAAATGCTAAAGGAACAGTATCCGAACTCTGGCTATTGTTCTGTGATAAAGAAGATTATTAAGGACGAGTATCAGCATCAGCAAGCACTATTTGAGATCTTAAATGATGCAAAGGCATTCTTCCCGGATAAGATTCGAGATGCAATGAAGAAAGCGGAGGATGCTTATGGGAAGTTATAAGGTGATATTTTCAGATGAAATGTACCATTCAAGAACAAAAGGATCAAAGAATGGTGTAAGACTATATCAAAATGAAGATGGTACGTGGACAGAACTAGGTAAAGAGAGAAGGCGTAAGCAGGTAGATTACTTATTTACAAAAGGTAAAAAAGATAAACCATCGCCAGCAGAGTCAGTTATTAGTAATACAAATAAGATAACAGGTGAACTACAAAAAGGAACTAGGTTCGATCCTAAAAAGAATAGAGCTAGGAAAGCGGCATACAATAGGGCAAAGAGTATGTCTGATGATGAACTTAGACGGTACATTAATAGAAGAGATCTAGAGCAAAAGTATGTCAATATAGAAACTAGAAATATTCGTAGCGGTATGGATGTTTTAAATACTACATTAGATGTTGTAGGATCGCTTTTAGTTATTGGTGGAGCTGTTGTTAGTATTGGAAGCACAATATATACAATGAAGAAGTTGTCAGAAGGATAAGTATGGCTTTATCTAACACAGCAGTACCAAAATATTATGGAGCTTTTAGGGATAGAGTTTTAAGGGGCGAGATTCCAGTTAATAAAGAAATCTCAATGCAGATGAATCGAATTGATGCAAGGATCGCCGACCCTAGATATTACTATGATGGATCTGCTGTAGAAGGTTTTAAGCAATACTGTGAGAACGAACTTACACTTACTGACGGCGGAGATCTTTACTTATTAGATTCTTTCTTACTTTGGGCAGAAGATCTTTATGGCTGGTACTACTTTGTAGACAGAAGTGTTTATGTAAGAGGAGCCGACGGAAAGCCTGGAATGTTCGTTAATAAGAAGGTTAAACAAAGATTAACGACAAGACAGTATTTGATACTGGCTCGTGGTGGGGCTAAATCAATGTATTTGTTCTGTAATCAGAGTTATATGCTTAATGTGGATACCACAACAACGCATCAAGTTACAATTGCCCCAACAATGAAGCAAGCCGAAGAGGTATTGTCGCCGTTTAGAACTTCTATTACTAGAGCTAGAGGACCTTTGTTTAAGTTTCTTACAAACGGTAGTTTACAGAATACTACAGGAAACAAGTTGAATCGTGTAAAGCTAGCATCTACAAAAAAAGGAATTGAGAATTTTTTAAATGGATCACTTTTAGAAATCAGGCCTATGTCAATAGACAAACTCCAAGGTCTTAGATGTAAATGTGCTACAGTAGATGAATGGCTTTCTGGTGACACACGTGAAGACCCTATAGCTGCTCTTGAACAAGGAGCCGCAAAGGGCGGAGTAGATGATTACATCATTATTGCATCTAGTTCTGAAGGAACTGTTAGGGATGGAATTGGTGATGAAATCAAAATGGAATTGTATAAGATACTTCGTGGAGAATACAACAATCCTCATGTATCTATTTGGTATTATAGGCTAGACGATATTTCGGAAGTTGCTTATCCGGAAATGTGGGTTAAAGCCAATCCTAATATTGGCATTACAGTAACTTACGAAATTTATAAGCAAGATGTTGAGCGAGCAGAAGCATCACCTTCAAATCGTAATGACATTCTTGCAAAGAGATTTGGAATTCCTATGCAAGGCTTTACTTATTTCTTTACTTATGAGGAAACACTACTTCATAGGCAGAGGGATTACTATGGGATGCTTTGTTCAATGGGGGCCGACATGTCCCAGGGGGATGACTTTTGTTCATTCTCTTTTTTATTCCCTTTGGGAACTGGAGCTTTTGGAGTTAAAACAAGGAACTATATTTCTAGTCTTACTTATGATAGACTTCCACAAGTTACTAAAGAAAAGTACCAATATTTTATGCAAGAAGGATCCCTTGTAGTTATGGAAGGAACTGTTTTAGACATTATGGAGATCTATGATGATCTTGACCAATACATAACGTCTAACAATTATACAGTTGTTAGTTTTGGTTACGATCCATATAACTCAAGAGCTTTCGTTGAACGATGGTGCAGCGAAAATGGTGAATTTGGTGTTGAAAAAGTAATTCAGGGCTTTAAGACAGAATCAGTTCCTCTTGGAGAGATTAAAAAGCTTTCAGAAGAACGAATGCTTGTATTTGATCAGGAGATTATGAAGTTCTGTATGGGGCATTGCATAGCACTTGAAGACACGAATGGAAACCGTAAATTGTATAAGAAACGAAGAGAAGAGAAGATTGATAGTGTTGCATCGACTATGGATGCATACATTGCATATAAGTTAAATCCGGAAGGATTTGAATGAGGAGTTATATGACTTATTATGGGTATTATTCTTCTAATGAACTTTATCATTTCGGAATTAAGGGGATGAAATGGGGGGTTAGAAGATTTCAGGATAAGGACGGTTCATTAACAAGTGCTGGAAGAAGAAGATATGGGATTGGTTCATATTTTTCAGAAGTTCATACGGCAAAAAAGAACCGTAGACTTAGAGATAGAGAGATTCAAAATAAATACGATAAAGCTTTAATAGATATTGAAAAAAGATATAAGAAAGGCCAGAATCTTTCAGATAAGGATCTTAATAGAGAACAGGATTTAGATAGGCGTACACAGAACGAATGGGCTAGATCTAAAGAGCAGTATAAAAAAGATAAGAGGGCTGCCAGGGAAAGATACGAAAATGAAGCCCTAGGTAGAGAAAAAGCTAAATTAGACGCTAAAAGAAAATCCGTCAGAGAAAAAAACGAAGGCCGATACGCGAACTATATTAGAAACAATAAAAATGGTGGTCTTAGAATTGCGGGTAGAGCACTCGGGAGAGTTATTGTTACAGATCTCGGTGTAAAAGTTGCTACTGGAGCTGTTAATGCTGGAATCGCTGTTGCTGGAGCACATGGAGCGATGTCCATTGAGAATGCCTTAGCGGCAACTACAGCTGTAAGGGCTGGAGCAGCAATTGTTGGTACTATTCTTGAGCTTAAAGAAGCTGGGAAGGGCGTTGCTGAGTACATGGATTATCGTGAATATAGGAATAAAGCGAATGATAATAGATGAAATATTATGGAGTTAAATGCAGAAATTACCTAGAACACCACGGAATCCTTGGAATGGAATGGGGGAAAAGAAATGGACCACCGTATCCCCTTGGGTCTGGAGATCATTCTTCTTCTGAGAAAAAAGCAGGTTGGAGAGCAAGTTTAAAAAACTCTAATTATGCAATAAAAAAGAATAAGATAGCAAAAAGAGTAAAAACGCAGGATAAAGTTGAGCCTATTGCAAAACGGGATATTGACAGATATAGGGAATATTTGAAGAAAAAAGATCCAGAGTCAGCAAAAAGTATAGATAAAATCTCTGACGATGAATTACAGTCGCAAATCACTCGTAGAAGAGAAATTGCAAAAAGAATTGCTATATTTGCCGCTGCTGGAATAGGTATTGGCGCATGTTGTTATATCGAGTATAAGACCGGAATTGGAAGAAATCTTATAAAGTCAATAAAAGACATGAATGGCGGTGTATTTGATCCGGATCTTGTTACGACTGAGATTGTTCAGGCTGCAACAAAAGAAACATATGAGGATGTAGATTTTTGTTTAAATGCTGGTGATGAGCTTCAAAAAGTCGTTGGTGTTAAAGACTTTGATTTGAATAAGGCTTCAAAATATTTGTATGTTACAAATGATCCAAACGATAACTATGTGTATCAGACAATTTTAAACATAAGAAACGCTGAAAAGGGTGTTAGAGAAAACGTTACCTTAAAAGCTGTTAATGAAATAAAAGCCCCATCCTTAAATAAGATGAAAAAAATTATCCAAGATGAATTATTAAATAATGATGAATATTTGGATAAACTGCAAAAGACTATAGATGATCATTATTCTGGAATTGGTTTCGGACGTTTACGACAAGATATTAGAAAGATTAGCGATGATGAAAAAATAAATCAGGCAATTTGGGCCATGGCTCGCGGAAATGGTGACGCTGATATGGTTGCTAATGTAATAAGGAAACAAGGCTTTAACGCAATGCTAGATTTGCATGATATTAATGCCCATTTAGGAAGAACGCCTTTAATCCTTCTAAACTCACAAGAAGATGTCGTAAAGATTGGTCAACAAGCTGTAAATGTTGAGGATGTTTTAACTAAAGTGAGAGAACTTGGGGTTACTGATCCGGATCATCCGATTACTAAAGATAGTATTACATGGCAAACAATTAATCTTACTGACGTAGAAACATTTAAAAAGTGGCTAGGGCTTTAATTACTAAATTATTCTATGACGAAATTAATGGAGCGTTTCAAAAACGGTTGGAACGCGTTTTTAGACAAAGATTCTATCGAGTACCGTTATGTTGATGTTGGTGGAGGTTACAATTATCGGCCAGATCGACCTCGTAGAATAAGAGGAAGTGAACGCTCCATTGTTAATTCTATTTATAACAGAATTGCTTTGGACGTTGCTGCTACAAATATTATTCATGCCAGAATAAATCAAAATGGACAATATGTAGACAGTATTAAATCTAGTTTCAATGAATGTCTTACGACTTCAGCGAACATAGACCAGACAGGACGTGCATTTATTCAGGATATTGTGCAGTCAATGTGCGATGAAGGAGTAGTTGCAATAGTTCCTGTCGAAACCACAGCCAATCCTAAATTTACTGATTCTTTTGATATTAGTTCACTAAGGACTGGCAAAATTGTTGAATGGTTCCCTAGGCATGTAAAGGTGAAACTTTATAATGAGCGAAATGGAAATCGAGAAGAGATAACCCTACCGAAGTCCATGGTTGCTATTATTGAGAATCCTTTATATCAGATTATGAATGAACCCAATTCAACATTACAAAGACTGATTCGAAAGCTATCCTTGCTCGACAGTATTGATGAACAAACTAGTTCTGGTAAATTGGATATGATTATTCAGTTACCATATGTTGTCAAATCACAGGCTAGGAGACAACAGGCTGAACAGCGTCGTAAGGACATTGAGGTTCAGTTGACAAGTTCTAAGTACGGAATAGCTTACATTGATGGAACCGAAAAAGTTACGCAGTTGAATAGATCGTTGGAGAATAATCTTCTTCAGCAAATTCAATATTTAACTGATCAGGTATTTTTTCAGCTTGGTATAACTAATGAGGTTCTTAATGGAACAGCTAATGAGCAAACGATGTTAAATTATTACAATCGTACGATTGAACCGTTTTTAGCAGCAATAGCTGGCGAATTTAAGAGAAAATTTATTAGCAAAACAGGAAGAACGCAAGGACAGAGTGTGATTTACTATAGGGATCCGTTTAAACTTGTTCCTGTTAATCAGATTGCAGAGATAGCCGATAAATTTACTCGCAACGAAATAGCATCTACAAATGAAATAAGAGCGGTCATCGGATGGAAACCCGCAGATGATCCAAGGGCCGATGAACTACGCAATAAGAATCTTAATCAGTCTCCTGAATTACCAGAGCCTGTAAATGTCGGTGAAGAATACGAAAAGAATGAAGACTATGAAGATTATTAACAAGGTGTAAGAGAAGGGTATTTTATGAGTAAGTATGATTTTACCGGATGGGCTACAAAATACGATATTTTGTGTTCTGATGGAAGAACAATACGCAAAGGTGCATTCGATGATTTGGATGGAAAGTCTGTTCCATTAGTATGGATGCATCAGCATAACTCCCCCGATAATGTTCTCGGTCATGCGGATTTATTTGCATATCCCGAAGGCATTCGCATTGGTGGAGTTTTTAACAAAACTGATGCTGCAGAGGCGGCAAAAGAAGCAGTTAAGAATAAAGATGTCACCAGACTTTCTATTTATGCTAATCAGCTTAAACAGCAGGGCGGAAATGTTCTGCATGGAGTAATTAGAGAAGTAAGTCTTGTGCTTGCTGGAGCAAATGAGGGTGCTTTGATTGATTATCCTATTATTGAACATAGTGATGGAACTTATGAGGATAACTATGACGAGGCAATCATTTGGTCAGGTGATGACTTAGATGATGAAAATCAAAATGAAGATGAAAAAGGAGAAGAGATGGCTAAAAATTTATCTCACGCCGACGACAGTGAAAAAACAGTAAAAGATGTAGTTGATTCAATGTCTGAAGAGCAGAAAAAAGTTATGTATTTTCTTATCGGTAAGGCAGTAGAAGATGCTAAAGGCGGCGCCAATAACGATGAGGAAGATGAAGAAGTAGAACATGGTTACTATATGGGAGATGAAATGAAGTATAACGTATTTGACAATTCTATGGTTGAAGAGCAGGAAACTCTGTCTCATGATGCGATGACCGCCATTATCAAAGATGGCAAGCGTTACGGTTCACTTAAAGAAAGTGTTCTTGAACATGCCGAAGAGTATGGCATTGATGGCCTCGAATGGCTGTTCCCGGAAGATAGGAACATCAATGCTACACCTGACTTTATTAAGAGAGATACAGGTTGGGTATCTACAGTTATGAGCGGCGTATCTCATTCTCCGTTCAGCCGTATTAAGTCTCAGTTTGCTAACATCACCGAAGATGAAGCAAGGGCGAAAGGTTACATCAAGGGTAATTACAAGAAGGAAGAAGTATTCTCCCTGCTTAAGAGGTCCACATCCCCTCAGACTGTTTACAAGAAGCAGAAGATGGACCGTGACGACATCATCGACATTACAGATTTCGATGTTGTAGCATGGCTTAAGGGAGAGATGAGAATGATGCTGGACGAAGAACTGGCTCGTGCTTATCTGATTGGCGACGGTAGACTCGCTTCTGATGAAGATAAGATCTCTGAAGATCATATTCGTCCGATCGCAAATGATGCAGATCTCTTTACAATCAAGAAAGCTGTGACATACGCTTCTAATGCCACAGATTCTGATAAAGCCCGTGCGATCATCAAAGCGGCGGTAAAGGCTCGTAAAGACTATAAGGGCTCTGGTAATCCTACATTCTTCACCACAGAAGATACACTTACAGAACTTCTGCTGATTGAAGACGGTATTGGCAGACTCCTGTACGCTGATGAAGCGGCTGTTGCTAAAGCAATGCGTGTAAGTCGTATCGTTACTGTTCCTGTAATGGAAAATGCTGAAGTTGGTGGTAAAGACCTTATTGGTATTATTGTAAATCTTACAGACTACCGTGTAGGTGCCGATAAGGGTGGTGCAATCAACATGTTTGAAGACTTCGATATCGACTACAACCAGGAGAAGTACCTGATCGAAACACGTTGCTCTGGTGCTCTTGTCAAGCCTTATTCTGCGATCGTTCTATTCGATGAAGAGGTTCCTGTATCTGTTGATGGCGGTGTCAAAGAATCTAAGACAACGTATGTAGAGTACACAACTGCATCGGGTGATAATCCTAAGGCGCTTGGTCTCTACGAGGTTGTTAACAATAAGTATGTTAAGACAACAGATACAACTGTAAGCTCTGGTAAGACATACTACAAGCGTATTTCCTATAATGCTGACTAATAGGTGATATTTATGACAAAGTATTACGGAGAAATCGGTTACTGTGAAACCAAGACGAGTGTAACTAAGCCTGGTGTATGGCAAGAGGAAGTTGTCGCTAAAAGAAAGTATTCTGGAGATGTTATAAATTACTTATCCAGAAGATGGGATAAAAGCGAGCATCTTAATGACAATATTTCTATTAACGCGACTCTTAGCATAGTAGCCGATCCGTATGCTTTGGCACATTTTCACAATATTAGGTTTGCACAGTATATGGGAACTTATTGGAAGGTTACAAATGCTGAAGTTAAGTATCCAAGATTAATTCTAACTCTAGGAGATGTATACAATGGAAAGACGGATCTCGTTACAGAATGAGCTTGAGAGTCTCTTGGTTAGCGATGTTGCCAGGATGGATGACGGATCTCTTGCAATTGTATTTCAACCACCAGAAACAATTAAGCTTAGATACCCATGTGTAATCTATGAGATTGATGATCGAAGTTTTAGGCATGCTGATGACAGAACTTATCAGCTAAGGCCTAGGTATTCAGTTACAGTTATTGATCCCGATCCTGATTCACAAATTGCAAACAAGATTCAGATGCATTTTCCGATGTGCAGACCTGAAAGAAGATACACGGCTGACAATCTCTATCATGATACGCTCAGCTTATACTATTAAAATCAAAATGGAGGATTTTTTAAATGGCTAAACTCGTTTGGGATACAGTCGGTGAACGTTATTACGAGACTGGTGTCAAGAATGTAGTTCTCTATCCGCAGGTAAATGGCGCATATCCTACAGGCGTTGCTTGGAACGGTATTACCAATGTAACACAGACGCCTACTGGAGCTGATTCTAACCCTATTTACGCAGATGATATTAAATACCTGGACATTCGTTCGGTTGAAGAGGAAGAAGGTTCAATCACTGCTTATACATATCCTGATGAATGGGCAGCGTGTGATGGTTCTGCGGCTCTTACAACAGGTGTTTATATTCATCAGCAGCCTAGACAGGCATTTGGCCTTTGCTATAGGACTGTTCTTGGTAATGATACCCAGTATGAAAACTATGGCTATAAGCTTCACCTTATTTATGGTGCAACAGCTTCCCCGTCTGAGAAGTCACATGACACAATCAATGACTCTCCGGAAGCAGTTGAAATGTCTTGGGACTTCACAACTGTACCGGTGGCTGTAGTTGACGCTAATGGTCAGCCTCTGTCTGGTGGCTATAAGAATACTTCTTCGATCGAGATTGATTCAACAAAAGTTGATGCAACAAAACTTGCAGCTCTCGAAGCGATTCTGTATGGCACCGACGGAACCGGAAGCGGCACAGGAACAACGGCAAGACTTCCTCTTCCTTACGAAGTCCTGTCAACACTTTCCTGAGATTAAATAATATTTAGGAGGTGTTTAGCATATGCTTTACACCTCCTATTTCTTTTTAAGTTTATTAATACATAAAAAAGGAGAGAAAAATGTATAAAAAGACTATTAAGTATGTTGATTACGATGGAAATGAGAGAGAAGAAGAGTATTATTTCAACCTTTCTAAAGTTGAAATTATGGAAATGAATTTCAGTAAGGATGGTAATTTAGTTGAGTATCTGGAAAAGATTAAATCTACAGTAGACATTCCTAAACTTGCTGAATTCTTTAAAGAATTAATTATGAGGTCATACGGTGAAAAGTCACTTGATGGAAAGAGTTTCCGTAAAAAGGTAAACGGGCATCTTTTAGTTGAAGATTTTATGGAAACAGAGGCGTTTACCGAGTTATATATGGAATTAGCAACAAATGCAGATGCTGCTTCGGCTTTTGTAAATGGCATTATTCCTTCTGACAAGTCTGCAATTCCATCAAAAACATCGTTTACAAATAATGTAGTAAATTAATATTTGAGGTTAGTATATGCCACTTTGGGTTACCATTCCAGATGCCGAGGCATTTGATGAAAGAACAAATCAATTTTTACAAATTAAAGGTCGAAGGATCCAGGTAGAGCATTCTTTAAAAAGTATTGCCCTTTGGGAATCAAAATGGCATAAACCATATATTAGCAAAGATAAGAAAACGAAAGAAGAAGTGCTAGATTACGTGAGGTGCATGACCTTAACGAAGGACGTTGACCCGATATTGTATTACTACATACCAGAAACAGAGCTTAATAATATTGCGAACTATATTGAAGATCCAATGACAGCTACAACATTTGGAGAAGATAAATTAACTGGCCCTCGTAATAAGATTATTACAAGCGAGATTTTATACTATGACATGATAGCTCTTCAAATCCCATGGGAATGTGAAAAGTGGCACTTAAACCGTTTAATAACACTAATACGGGTTTGTAGTGAGAAGAATAAACCGGATAAGAAAATGAGTAAGAGTGATATCATGCGTCGCAATAGGGCTCTTAATGCTGCTAGAAGAAAGAAGCTCAATACTAAAGGTTAATGTATGACTCATGCAATAAGGATTACACAAAAAGGTAACTTTAAAAAGACTTATAGGTTCTTAGAAAGAGCATCCTTAGTAAAACTATTTCGGGTTCTTGATAAATACGGTGTTATGGGGGTCGAAGCGCTATCTGCAGCGACTCCCATTGATACCGGGAAAACTGCTGATTCATGGACGTATGAAATAGAAAAAGTTGATGGCCATTATTCAATAGTTTGGAATAATTCAAATATTAATAATCATGTTAACATTGCTTTAATACTTCAGTATGGTCATGGGACTGGAACCGGAGGTTATGTAAAAGGAATAGATTACATTAATCCGGCATTAAAACCAGTATTTGACAAGATAGCTGAAGAAGTATGGAAGGAGGTGACTGTTGGATGAGTAGAGAGATTGATGAACGTGTTGTAGAGATGCGATTTGACAATGAACAATTTGAAGAAAATGCAAATGAATCTATTGACACGTTAAAACGATTAGACGATAGCTTAGATTTCGAGAATTCGGGACAGTCACTTGGCGTAATTCAAAATGCAATCTCAAAGCTGAATTTTGACTCCTTTACTTCTGCAATGGATGATGTTGGGTCAGGATTCAATGCACTTGAAACAATTGCACAGGGTGCTTTTTTAAGGATTGGTTATCAGATTGAGTCCACCGCCGAAAGGATGGTAAGAGCCTTATCAATTGACAATATTAGTGCCGGCTGGACTAAATTTGGAGAAAAAACTGCTTCAGTAAAAACATTAGTTGCTCAAGGATATGAATTAAGTGAAGTTAATGAACAGATGAAACGACTGAACTGGTTCACTGACGAAACCAGTTATAACTTTACTGATATGGTCAGTAATATTGCTAAATTTACAGCAACTGGCCAGAAACTTGACGACTCTGTAACTGCTATGGAAGGTATTGCATTGTGGGCTGCGTTATCAGGACAGAATGCAACAACCGCTTCAAGAGCTATGTATCAGCTTTCTCAGGCAATGTCTAAGGGTGCGTTAAGAATGGATGACTTTAGATCTATTCAGAACGCTTCGATGGATAACAAAGAATTTAGAGAAAAAGCCCTTGAAACTGCAGAAGCCGTTGGAACTATTAAAAAGAACGCAGACGGAACTTATAAGGCCCTTACAAAAGCAGCAGCTAGTTTAAAGAAGAATAATTTTCAGTTCAATGAGATGTTCTCCTCAGATGCTTTAACTAGAACCGATTGGTTCAGTGATAAAGTAATGATGGGAATGTTTGATAAATATTCTGCAGCAGTTAGTCAGATTTATGAAGCTGTAGAAAGAGGCGAGTACGATACTGCTTCAGAAGCTATTGAAGACATGGGCGATCTTGTCGATGCTTTCGGTCTTAAAGCATTACTGGCGGGTCAGGAAGCAAGGACCTTTACAGATGTTATAGGCTCAGTAAAGGACGCTGTATCGACTGGATGGATGAATACGTTTGAGATGATTTTCGGTGATGCTGATGAGGCTACGAAATTATGGACAGATTTATCTAACACCCTATACGACGTATTTGCTGAACCCTTAAACAAACAGAATGAGGCCCTAGAACTCTGGAAAAAAAAGGGTGGACGAGAGGATTTAATTGAAGGCTTTAAGAATATTTGGGAAGCCTTTGGAAGATATGTAGAGCCGATCTCAAGCGCATGGGAAACTATATTCCCGTCAGAAACTTCAACCGGTTTCTTGAGCATGTCAAGAACTTTGCTGCAATTAACAGAAGGTTTCAATGATGCGACTGATAGATTAAAGGAGTTTATAGCTCCTTTTTCATATTTTGAAGAATCTAGTGGAGTAGATAAAGACTATTTAAGGCTATTTAGCGGTATTACTAAAGAGTCAGAGGCTGCTGCCAAGGCTGCAGGACTACTTGATGAAAATGTAGGCGGAGTAGATAAAGCATTTTTAAGGCTATATAGTGATGTAGATCCTGAAGTAGACTATGTGCCTTCTGAAGCTGCAATAAGAAGAGCAGAAAACCTAAATAGAATATTTGAAGGCTTATTCTCTGTTGTTGCAATTGTAAAAGAAGCCTTCGAAGCTGTATGGGATGAAGCAGGTAAACTATTTGATAAATTCATGGAGATAGCTGGAATACCCGTATTTGACTCTTTATTAGAAATATTGGGCGATGTTGGGGATTATTTTACAAATCTTCATGACAACTTAGAATCAAATGCTACAATTGTAAAATTCTTTGGTAAAGTTGGTACAATACTTCAGTTAGTATTAGAAAAAATAGTAGATGTACTTAAAATATTACTTTCAAGCATAGATGAAATCTGGAAAAAGCTAAAAAAGAGCGAAGGGTTTAAGAAACTTGCAGACGCTTTTGACAGACTAAAAGAATCTTTAGGAGAATTAGTATTCAATATTTTGGATGGTTTTATAGATGCACTGTCCAAAATCAAAATAGGTGACGATGAGGTAAATATTGTAGATCTTATTGCAAATGCACTGTCATTTTTGGCTAGTGTTTTAGCTGATCTATTTAATATCATCTCAGCCCATACGGGTGATATTAGTAACTTTATTGGCGAGTTCTCTGGTGGAATATTTGGAACAATTGGACAATTGTTTGAAGTACTGGGCGTCACAATTGGTAATTTCTTTAGCGCAATCAATGAAGGCAGTAATAACCTTTCATATGAGGGAATTGATAATTTCTTTCATGTTGCAAAAGAAGTATTGTCAACTGGCATTTTTGCGTCAATTGTAGAGTTAATCCATAACACGGCATATGGTATGGAAGGTATAACTTGGCAATTGGAAAGAATGGGCATAAGTGTTAACAAATTTTTAAGAAGTTTTGCACATGAAAAAAATGCGGAAGCCATTCTTAAAATTGCAGAAGCAATTGCCTTATTGGCGGCTTCGATGTTCCTTCTTGGGCTGCTAAAGCCAGAAATGCTCACGGCGGCTACGTCAGCAATGCTTATACTCATGGGTGCAATTGCGGGTATTCTGGTTCTATATTCGAAGATGAATTCGGTAAAGATTACTCCTGGAAAAAGCACTTTTGGAACCCTAGTAAATGAAATTGCTAACTTAGGTAAGCAATTTGCTGAAGTAATAAAGATGCAAATGGTTGTTAAGGCCATAGGCAGATTTTTACTGATGTTCGCAGGAGCGATTGCAATATTAGCATTTGCTGTAAAGATTATCGCCGATCTTGATTATAACGCTGCTCAACACGGAGTGCAGCAGGTCATTGTACTTATGGTGGCTTTATTAGGCCTAACATATGCCTTTAATAGATTTACCGATAAGAAAAATAACAACCTAAGTATAAGAATGGGTATATCACTTATCGCTATATCTGCTGCTGTAGCAATATTAACTAGCTGTGCTAAGACTATTTGCGAGCTTACTAAGGAATACTCCTATGACACTGTTCAGACAGCAGTAGGCAACGTTATTCTGATGGTCATAGCATTATTTGGTATGGCAACTATCTATGGCAGATACGCAAAAAAGGGCGTAAAATTAACTGCTGCTATATCTTTGGCGGTGATAGTTCTAGCTGTAAAGCAGCTTGTTAAAACTGTGCAGGATCTTGTAGTGTCTACGGCTGAGATTGATATTAATAGAGTATGGGCGTGCTTTGCAATGGTTGTCCTTCTTATAGGTGCATTAGCGGCTATTGGTGTGGCTATATCTAGTAAGAAAGTTCCTTTCGATATGGGAGCAATAATGGCTTTAGGTGCTTTTGCAAAAGGCGTAGCAAAGTCTATGGCCATGATATTTCCTTTTATCATTCAGCTTGCCGAACAAGATTGGTCTGTAATCATAAAAGCTGTAGCGGTATTAGGTGCTATTGGCTTATTTATCGCTGGTCTTTCCGTATTGGTTGGTTTTATTGATGGTGATTTTGGTTCTTTAGTTGGTGCAGTTGGCTTACTGATGCTTGTTTCTGCGGTGATATCGCTCGCTAAGGTATTACCTGAACTGGGGCAAAATTGCGATGCCGCAGCTAAGGGAATAGGTATTATGGCTGGTGCCCTGTTACTTTTAATAGGTGCCGCAGTATTGGCACAATTTGTTAAAGGCGGATTACTAGCTATATCTTTGGCTGCGATATCAATAGGTGTTACAATGGCATTAGTATCAGTCGCTGTATTATCGTTCGCTAAAGCATTTGAGATAGTATCCAGAACTATACCGGTATTCGTTGATAGTTTGATATATGTAGGGCAGCAAATACAGGCACATGGCTGGGATTTAGCCGTAACTATTACAGCTGTATTACTTGCTATATTTGCGGCAATCGTTATGGCTAAATCAGGACTTATTGGGGCAGTTATGACATTTGCAGAAGGTATTGCAGAGGGTCTTGCTTTAGCTATGCCATCATTATTAAATAAAACATGGTTGATGATCTTGATTCTTGTTGCTTGGATCACTGCAAATATTCCAGGCCTTGTGGCAATGGCAATAAATTTGGTGTATAGATTCTTTTATAATCTTATTGCCGCTATTGATGCAGCATGGCCAAGACTCTCGAATCTTTTCATGAATTTAATTAGAGTACTGTGGAATATTTTAATTGATGCTCTTGCTTCATTCTTAGATACTGTTGGTTTAGGAGACGTTGTAAGAGATAAGTTTAGACAAGACCTGCTTCCTGCTATTGATGATATGGCTGTCGAAGGTGGAAATCTTTTGACAGAAAAATATGGTGATACTGTAAATAATAGTGATCCAAATATAGATTCTGACGTATTAACTAATGCGACGAAGGATGCTGAGGAGAAACAAAAGAAAAATGCTAATGATCAAGGTCTTTTGTATATGGAAGAGTATGCTGCAGGCCAAGAAGAAGGTATGCCTATTGTCGCCAGTACAACAACTGATACAATGGGTGTTATCAATGCTATATTTAATGGTGATCTTAGTAAGTTTAAAGAAGGCGGATACACTTGGGCGGATGTTACAGCGTCTGGATTTGAAGAGGGTTCTGTTAGGGAAATGTTCCCTGAAATAGCATCAGCATTAGACACTGTTTCTAATAGTATAGATACAGAAGATCGTAAAGGTAGGTGGAAAACAGCAGGCTTTAATCTTGGTGGCTATCTTGGAGAGGGCGCTGCAGAAGGCATTACCTCTAAAAAAGATTCTGTTGGTTATGCAATGGAAGATTTAGTTGACCATGCAATAAAGAGCGGTAATGCTAAAGGTATGATCAAGTCACCTTCAAGAAGAACCATGTGGACAGGTAATATGTTATCACAGGGTTTGATCATTGGTATGCTAGATAAGGCCGGAGAAGTGAAGAAATCTGCTTCGGAATTAGCATCCAAGGCACTCGGAACAATAGATAACGCTGCAAAAGGAATTTATGATGTACTTAATAGCGATTTAGATCTTTCGCCGGTTATAAGACCTGTACTTGATGACAGTGAAATTCAAAATGGAATTGGCGGAGTTAATGATTCGTTTAATAAATTGGCTTTTGCTGCTAGTGGAAGTTACTCTGGTACATTATCGAGTATAAAAACTGCTAATTCTCAGGACGGTCTTAATGATACAATCAATAAGGCGGTCAAGAATGCTCTTAATGACATCACAGATAAGATAAATTCTGATACTAAAACAACAATTGAAGTTCCTCTTAATATTGACGGTAGACGTGTTGCAAAGGCCACTGCCCAGTACACAAGAGGAGAACTTGCGAGACTTGACAAGTACAACTCCAGAAAGGGAGGAAAGGTATGAACTTTGCAAACGAGAATCAGTTAGAAACATACTTTAAAACCTTAGAGCGGCCGATGTCATCTATGGTGTGGTATCAGCTTAACTCATCTGGATACGCTAAATCAGGGACTGGTGTAATTCTTGAACGCCAGATCCCTGGTTTTTTAACGAACAAAACAACAGGGAGGGACGCACTCTCTGCTGACATCACGGAACTTACTTACAGTCACAGAGATGGTGCTACATATAGATCTAAGAGGAATCTTTCCAGGGACATCACGATTGAATACACCTTAACAAGTGTCGACGAGAAGACTCATCGTAAGAAACTCAACAAACTTAGATCTATTCTCATGGGCGGTGAACATGAGCAGGCGATCTTCCGCTTTAGGGATGAGCCAGATGTGTTTTACATTGGGTCAGTCAAGTCGATTACAGAGGCGAAGTTCGTTAGATCGTTCGCTTCTAATGGACAGATCCAGATACATTGCTCAGATCCTTTCAAGTACTCGTGGGAGCTGAAGAAGGCAACTGCTGTCATGGAAGATGGCAAGCTCCAATTCAAAATAAACTATAAAGGGTCTTATCCGTCATCCCCTAAATTCGTAGTTACACACAGTGCCAAGCAGGAAAACGGTTATATCGCTTTCACAGATGAACGATCACACATTATTCAGATTGGCGATCCATCTGAGAAAGATGGTTACAGCCATAAAGCGACCGCACAGAATCTTGTGTTTTACGACTTTGAGTGCGCCGGCAAGATGAGTGATGATGGCTGGCACTTTAACATATTTACTGCGCCTACTGCAAACACAAAATCTGCGCATCCTATATATTGCGATGGCAGCTTTTACAAGTATTTTTACGAATTTGCAAGAACCGCCAACTCTAAACTTCCAGACGGTTCAGGCCTGTGGCTTAAGACACCTGGAGAATATAATAACGGAACAACAAAATGCAGTACGTCGATCATTGATGTTAAACCTTCAACCTTAAATTCAAAAGATTGCTGGCATGGCCCTAGCATGTTCCATGGTTTTTATGACGCGACCGGAAAAGCTCTTCATGCGACAAACAATCCTGTAAAGAATCTTCATCTTGACATGAAGTATGTTTTTGCTAAACAAACTAATGGTAAAGAAGACATGCAAGCTGGTTATGAGATTATACTTTTTGGAATAGACAAAGACAATCCCAAGGGCGCCGGTGAAACTTATTATACATACAAGTGTTCAAATTCGAAGTTCACGGCTAAAAATGGCCAGAAAAAGACGATAAAAAGTGCAAATTATTTAGATCCTACGTATAGCAACGGTCGTTATTTTCATGCATATCCTCTGATCCGTATTGCAATTTGGAATACAAGTCCCAATAACACAAAAGCTAAAGCATGGATACAGATAAATCAGAAGCATAAACAGACAATTGAGTTTGACTGTAAGATGCCTTTGGAGCTTAAAACAGTTCCTAAGAAACCTGAAGGCTGGGTAAATGTTACTGGCGGAAAAAGATATTACAAAAAAGGAAAGTTCTTAAAAGGTTGGCAGAAGATTAAAGACACCAAAGGAACTTACTGGTATTATTTCGATCCAAACGGATATGCATTAAACGAATGGCAACTTTTAGACTGGTCTAAAGCCAAACAGGATACTTTTTACTTCAAAGATTATAAGATGGTTACCGGAAGTATCAAGATTGATGATTACACGTATACTTTTGACAAGAATGGGGTGCTATCTTCGAGTTTAGATCCGAGCAGGCAGCCTAAAGGAAAGCAGAAAGCCGGTTGGCATGGTAACGGACGTATGTGGCGTTACTGGGTTAAAAAAGGTAATAAATATGTATATTTAACTGGTTGGCAGTATCTAAAGGATGCTAAAGGTAAGTTCTGGTTTTATTTTGGTACTGGCGGATATATGTATTATGGCTGGAAAAAGCTTAGGTATATTCCAGAAGCTGTCACTAGTATTAGTAAAAGCAGCAAAGGAACTGGACCACGGGTTGAGACTTTCTATTTCGATACTAATGGCCATATGGTTACAGGAACTAAAAAGATCAATGGGAAGACCTATACGTTCAGTAAGGATGGAGTATTGACATCTGGTGCTACGACCGCAATGACACAGTCAGCCAGAGATGACGATTATATTTTAAGTCCTGATGCCGGAGAAATTAGATTTAGCGGCGAAACCGATCCAACTGATGTCTACCAGAAGATGACTCTTTCAACATTGACGATTGAAAAGTACCAGAAGAAAGTTTCCGTGACCATTAATGGAAAAACATATGCCTTTACCGGTGATATTCCTGATAGCTGCATCTTTACTGGTGTTGGAATTCAGGAGTATGTCCTCGGGGCACATGGAAAATTTACATACACACAGGATAGGATCAACAAAGGTACGCCTATCGGTGTTCAGTACATTGATACTATTTCTGTTAAACAGTTGACGACCAAGTATAAAGATGTAAAGAACTCTTTAGACAAGTCTTCTAAGGTCGTAGTTAATTGCTCTACCGGTGATATTTATTACAATGGTAAAAAGAAACCAGAATTAGGGGCATTGGGTAATGATTACGATACTTTGCTGCTTATGCCTAGCTATACTGGAGAGAAGTCACAGAGAATTCAATGTTTATATTCTAAGTGGGTTACGAACGCTAATAAACCCACATTCGAGATTCAGTATCGAGAGGTATTCTTATGATTGTATATTTTGCTGATCGAGCCATGAATATTCTTGGGCTTGCCTCAGATACCATACAAAACAGCTATAAAATCGGAGATGATAAGTGCACTACAGAGGTAGAGACTGGCACAAAGACACTAAGTCTGGATGTATATTTCGAACCTGCAACCAGATCTAGGATAGAAAGGCTCACATCAGTCGGAAATTACCTCATGCGCTATACAGGCAGCAAAGATCAGTATGAACTGTATACAATCATTGACTCTGAACTCGATGTAAACGAACGTAAGATCAATATTTATTGTGAAGACGGAGGACTGGACCTGCTGAATGAAACAGTGGGTCCTTTTTCCACCGAAACAAAGCATTCGATTAAAGAATACGTATCTGCATATTTATTAGATACAGGTTTTAAGATCGGCAAATGCGAAATAGCAGATACAGTAAAGTATGCTCTCGAATTTGACGGTGATGAAACTATATATTCAAGGCTTCTTGCCATCGTAAATGAATTCGATGCAGAGATGGCCTTTTCATTTGAAATCAAAAACTTATCTGTAACTGGTAAGTTTCTAAATATTTACAAAGAACGTGGAAGCGACAAGTCAATATCCCTTAGGATCAACAGAGAGATCAGCAATATTGTCGTAAAGAAGTCTGTCGCTAACTTGTGCACAACAATCTATCCGATTGGCGGTATTCCTGAGGGTGATAACGGCTGCTGTTCGAGTATTAGCAGTGACGGTAAAAGATATTACACATGGGTTAAATTTGCAGAATCGTCCAATGGAAAGAAAGGCTTTGATAACAGTCCAGGATCGCTTCCATACATCGGCCTGGCATGGGATCAGGAGGATGTAATTGAGTCAGAGACATATTCAAAGTACAAATGGTTCAGATATAGATACGATAAAGTGATAGTTTTAAGCCCTCCTCAAAACGGCAATGGCCTTCTTATGAAGAAAGAGAAATCGGATGACAAAGACAAGTATATGTTTATCCGATTCGGAGAAAACTCTAAGGGCAAGAACATGTCAGCATTACCAACAAGTGCGTCCAAGTATATCGGTATTGCAAAGAACAAATCCAGCGATTTTAAGAAGACTGATCCGACTGGATATACATGGACGTTGTATACAGGTGACAGTGCTAAGAATTTATATTTAATCAATCCATACAGTTCCTCTTCTTCTAATAGATCTAATTCTGTTCAGGGCGGAAGATACGCATGGGTAAGATATGGATCCTCGGCAGCTGGAGCAGACATAAGCACTAGTGCTGTTGGAAAGACATATGCTGGATTAAATGTTGGTTATTCAACTACAGAACCATCAGGAGCAGCGAATTATATTTGGTCGAAGATTTTGGATAATCCATTATCTGGTGGTGGTTACGTTGAAATGGACTGGCACTTATTTGGTGTTCAGCAGCACACATCAACTGGTACAGCTGTATCTGGAAAATACACATGGATTAGATTTGCCGAAGAAGATGACAAGGGTAACATCAAGATCCTAGAAGAGCCTAGCGGAAGTTCTTATATCGGCTTTGCCTACAATAAGACTACATTTGTTCCGAGCTCGAACTACAAAGATTACAGCTGGCATGATATTAAGGGCGATGAAGGGCGTGAGACAACCCTTGTAGGCTTTAAGTATGACAAGGGTGATATTTATGTCAAGAATGGTTGTGTATACAGCCGTAAAGCCCTTGCCAAATGGTCACGTTATAAAGCACCAGACGAGACTGGAAAGATCGCTGACGGGGCAATCGTAAGGCGAATCAGTTATGACTATACGGATCAGGTAGACTTGCTGGCAGCGGCCATTTATGACCTGTACATGTACTCTGAGCCAGAAGTAAACTATGAGGTTTCAGTCGCATATTTACCTAAAAATGTGTACATTGGCGATCGTGTGAACATTATCGACGACGAAGGACAGATCTATGTATCCGCGAGGGTTCTCAAGACCGATGTTTCCGAATGTAACGGTACAACTGACATCACTTTGGGTGAGTTCATTATCAAAGAAAGTGGGATCAGCAGCGATATTGAGAAGCTTGCAAAGCAATTCGCGGATTATGCAAAGAAAAATGCAATCACGTACACATGGACCGTATATGCAGACGACAAAACAGGGACAAATATTTCTACAGATCCAGACGGCAGGGCATATTTAGGAATAGCTACGAATAAAACTATAAGCACTCCAGATCTTAGTAACCCAGATGCTTACAAGTGGAGCTATATTGCTGGCAGTGACATCATCAGGGTTAAAGTGTCGTCATCTGCTGGTTATATTTTCAAGAATAAAGCGATCACTACTACGTTAACTGCTAAAGTATATCGCAACAACACATTGCTCACAGATGAAGAGGTTGCAAAACTAGGAACGATCAACTGGTATATGGACGACTCTGTTATCCCGTTTGCAACTGGAGAATCGGCAGAGGTTTCAAACCAGACAAAGTCACACACATATTCTGCACGACTTGAAGAGGATGATCCGCAGGAGGTTCAGGAATGATTATTGACGGTGAGACAATCACATTGACACAGGACGAACAGGTGGACACCATCACAGAAGAATACGCCCTTCTTCCAGCTGGTCAGTCCCCAGCAAGTACTACAACGTGGTCTGAAGTACAGCCAGATTATATTGACAATCCTGGTGGAACTCAGTATGAATATTGGACTAGACAGAAACTTTCAGGCCATGATGATGAAGCACAGGAGGGGTTTACAAAGTACACAGAACCCGTAAACGATAAGGATCTTACAAAAAGCGGAAGAACTGCAGCTATGGTAAGACAATACGGGGCAGGCGTTCTTGTTTGCCGTAAAGGTAAGACCGTTGGTGCTCTTGTTAATGCCGACGGCAGTTTTGATGTTGTTAGAGTTAGCTGGTCGGGTGATGTGCCTACTGCCGGGACTGCTCTAGCTTCTTACGGGTCAAATCTAATGGTAATGAGAGATTCTGACTCTGAAGAATATTTAAGAATGGAGAATCTTGCAGCAAGCGCCGTAACAATTTCTCAAAATGTTATTGCCGACAATAAAAGGTTGACTTTATCATATGAAATTACATCTGTCACGTCTATAACAAAGATTGAAGATTCTACCACGGTAACAAGCTACACAATTAACGGTAGTCAAATTTCTTCAAATAGTTTAGTTAATGGCAAAAAATATACTGTCGTTTACACAAGTACTGATTACCTGCTAAAGGCATATACTTTCGGTTCCAGAAAGAGCGGAACTAGAAAGGGCGGGCAGAGTCTTTCTGTTGGATACAACAATACTGCTTCTGGTCTGTCTTCCGTAGCAATTGGTTATAATTTAATCGCTAATCAGAACTGGCAATTTGTGATCGGAAACAATAATAAAACCGACAACAATATGCAGTTTATTGTGGCTGATAGTGAAACAAATCTGTTTTCAGTAAGTAAATATAGTGGCGCAATTGTTATGAAAAATCCTAAGAACGGCGTATATAGTTATATCGGCCAAGACACTGATACTAATGGTGAATATACGATCTGGGCGTTATATGATTCAGGAGGCAGTCGTTTAAGAAGAATGAGCCTAACTGGAGAAAACGTACTTGTTGATGGAATAAAGCAATTTTATCAAACTGGAGATACAATCAGTTTTACTAATGCCGTGACACCGTTTGCAGGATACATAACAGATTCGAGTGGTACTATACGTATCACTGTACCTGTTGATAAAAGTTTACAGTTTATCACGTCCCTTGAAGTAACAAGAATGAAAGGGGCTATAGTTGGCGTAAACGGATATGTTACATACGATTCAGCTAATGTTGGAAGCCATCAGTGTGACTGGCTTGCGTATTGTGACGTAGCAATCACAAAAGTGAATAATCATCTTGTTCAGATTGTACTTACTAATCCTGTCGATCCAGGGCACAGTGGAGATAGCGGGAAGTTTGTCTATACGGTAAAGTCTGGAAATACGACAACATCGTCGACATATAAAAATAATACGCCTATGAATTACTGTCCGTCATATGGTGGTCTGGTTATATCTTGTATATAAAGGAGTCTTCTATGAGACGTGGAACTACACCTACTTATACATTGACATTTGAAGAGGGTGTTGGCGCCCAGATCAGTGATATTTGTCTGGCACTTCATCAGACGAATGGTCCGATCATGAATCTTCACATGTCAGATGGGAAAATTACATTAGACGGTGATATTGCATATTGCACCTTGACCCAGGAAGAGACTAATGCATTCCATAAGGGATCTCTCTCCAGACAGGTCAAGGTCAAATTTTTAAACGGAACTGTTCAGTCCTCTGATATTTCTAAAGAGAGCGTATACGACGTCCTGCACGAGGAGGTTATGTAATGTCTGAGGTTCGCTGGAGCACTGATACTACTATTCTCGTAGATCCAGACCTTAAACCCAACAACATGAACATCAAGGTCAACTTGGTGGATGATGGGTCTGCGAATATTAAGATTGATGATATTTATGGCCCGGCAGGCGACTACGACTATTACGACGGAGCATACGTTGTGGAGCCTGATTGGGAAGAACAGACCTTACAAACAAAAGACAAGTTAATGTATGGCGATGTTACAGTTGAGGGTATTTATATTACTAAAGTAACTAACCAAGCCGGTGGTAAAACAGTATATATTGGAGGTTTAATCAACGATGGCTAACGAATACAATTCAAAGGTAGTACTGTCTAATGGTACAGTACTGATAGACCTGACTGCAGACACAATCACACCGCCGACACTGCTCGAAGGCGTTACAGCACATGGTAAGGACGGTGCTCCGATCACAGGTACATGCACTTATGACTCTGACACAAGTGATGATACAGCTGCGGTCGGTGAGATCCTTGCAGGCAAGACAGCACACGCCAGAGGAACACAGCTGACTGGCACGATGACCAATGTCGGAGCACAGACCGGAACGATCAGTACAAAAGCAGGCTCAGTCACAATCACACAGGGTTACCACGATGGATCAGGCAGCGTTTATATTTCCTCAACAGAACAGGCTAAGATTATTGCTTCGAACATTCGTCAGGGTATTACGATCCTTGGGGTAGAGGGTGCAATGTCCGGTTCCGAAGACGTATCTGCACAGGCAAAGACTGCTACACCGTCATGGAGTCAGCAGGTTATTTCTCCTGATACAGGTTATACTCATTTGACACAGGTTACTGTCGCAGCGATTCCGATTGCATATGCGGATAATTCTGCAGGTGGTGTAACGGTCACTATTGGATGAGGTGACGTATGGCGAACTCGTACGTTAATAAAGTACAGACATCTGACGGTACGGTCTTGATTGACCTTACCGATAGTACATTAGATTCTCCGTCTGGATTAGTAAATGGTGTTACGGCATATGATAGGAGTGGAACACTATTGACAGGAACATATACACCAAGCATGTTTATAGCGAAATACGGAAGTTCAAAGTACGCAGAGGTGCTTGCCGCATATCAGTCAAACATGATTGTCTATTGCAGAGCATCATCAAATTCAAATCCTGCAACAGGAAGTCAGACGAGGATGGCATTTTTGGCGTATGTTAATAACGAAACAACACCAACTTCTTTCGAGTTTCAATACTATCGAAGCGTGGCTACTCATTCAGACGCACAGCAGGGTGACCAAGTATATATTTACAAGTTGACATCATCTGGTTGGGAGAATAGCGTCCGTGAAGTCTATACAAAGGTTGTCGCCGGTACAGGGCTATCCAGTTCATATTCCAGCGGTAAGATCACATTAACAAACTCAAACGGTCTGCCAACTGTAACATCGTCCGATAATGGTAAAGTGCTTAGAGTGACTAACGGTGCATGGTCAGCAGAATCATTGCCTAGCGCAAGTGGGGTATCATTCTAATGGCTGATTATTTAGTTACAGATACCGAGCTTACAAGTATCGCCAACGCTATTAGGACTAAAGGTGGTACATCGGCTTCGTTAACTTTTCCAACAGGATTTGTAAGTGCTATCAATGATATTCAGACTGGTGGCGGTGGAGTTGACTTACCTGTGAATACTTACGGTGCAGGTGACGAGGGAAAGGTTGTGTCAAGCGGGGAACTGGTTACACAGACGAGCCAGACTATTACGGAGAACGGGACGTATGATACGACTTTAGTAAGCAGTGTAACAGTGAGCATAGGAGATATTTGGATGGAACAGACAATCACTACAAGCGGAGCAGTAACACAGGCATTAGATCCTTATATTCTGTACCATTTTACCGGTGCACTGACTTCTTTGACGATTACCTTGAATTCTACTTCGTCTGGAGGAATTGCACAGTATCACTTTGATTTCCTTAGTGGACAGACTGCACCGACACTTACATTACCAAATACAGTAACAATGCCTGATAACTTCGAAGTCCAGGCTTCTAAGCGATACGAGATTGATATTCTGAACAACTACGGGACGGTCGCTGAATGGACGGATTAATCAGGCGAAGATGCATGGCTCCTGAAAAAGGCGATGAGTGGGAAGTGTTATTTCAAAACGGTTTTGACGAATACGTTGTTTACAATCATTCAGACGGTGTCGTATTTACTGTTATGGATAATGGCGAATGGGTACAAGCGGTTTCGAACGGCCAAAATAAGAACACTTCTAACGTAACAACCAAAAATTGTATACCGTATGCCGATATTAAAGACAAGACATGCAGGATCACCTGGGGAATTGAGTGCAGTGATATTTCTTCATTTACAACTCAAAATGGCGGTGGATTCATCACCTTTGACTTCTTTAATAGCAGCCCTCGTGGTTCAAATCCTCTGAAAGGACGTATCAGTAAATTGGACTTTGCAACCTTGACATTAGGTAACATAATCGGACGGCATACTTTGGAATTTATTCCAGATGAATATTTCGCAAGCGTCACAAAGTCAACATATCTTGGCTGGCACTTTGGTTTTAGAAGCACTGTCAATGACTTAACATGGAGCATTACAGAATTAACTTTCGAGGTGAAGAAGTAAAATGCCTAAATACGGAATTGATATTTCAGAACACAACGGACAGATCGACCTGAAGCGACAGAAAGTTGACTTCGTAATGATCCGTGCAGGGTGGTCTGATCAGAAAGATTATTTATTTGATAGGAACGTAAAGGAATGTCGGAAGCTTGGCATTCCTTTTGGCGTTTACTGGTACAGCTATGCTCTTACACCTGATGCAGTGAAAGAGGAAGCTGTCAAGTGTCTCAACGTGATTGCCGGTCTGGATATTAAGGTCGGGGTCTGGTTTGACATGGAAGATGCAGATCACTGGAAAAAGAACAACGGTTGGGATATGTCCAAGCATAACATTTCCAATATCTGCAATACTTTCTGCAGCATGATCGAGTCCCATGGATATTATGCAGGAATCTATGCGTCATATTCGTGGCTTACGGGCTCAGGACAGGTGATAGATTGTCCTAAGTACGACAAATGGGTCGCTCACTATGGTGCCAATAACGATGGAGAAAGGCACGGGGATTACTCCAATATTGGCTCGATCCATCAGTACACCAGCAAGGTGATCGACAAAGACTACATGTACGGTGATATTTCCCGGTACGAGGTAAAGAAAATGAAGACTTTCAAAGAATTCTATGACAAGTACAATTCTAAGGCGGTAGATGACGATGGTGCCTACGGGGTCCAGTGTGTCGATGGCTTTAGGGTTTTTTGCCGTGAGTTCGATGTACCCGTAAAGCCTACGCCTAATAACTGGGCGGACGGATATTGGTACAGCAAAGACAAACTCGGTTATGGATCATATTTCGAGTACATCACTGGGTCCAGCAACTTCAAGGATGGAGACGTGGTTATTTGGGCTAAGGGTTCTGCATCACACCCGAGTTCCCATATTGCGTTCTATTACAAAGGCAAAGAATTCGGTCAGAATCAGGGCGGCGATAGATCGTTCTGCCTCAAAGACACAAATTTCAAAGATGCTCTCGGTGCATTAAGATTGAAAATTTGGAGCCAGAAAAAATCCCGGTGGGTAAAATCTGAAAACTTTTGGTATTACTACAAGGATGGGAAGAAGCTCACTGGCTGGCAGAAACTGAAATGGTCCGGTGGGACAAACTGGTTCTGGTTCAATGCTAAAGGCCAGATGGCAACAGGCTTTAAGAAACTCGATTGGAATGGTAACTACGATTGGTACTATTTCGATAAACATACCGGAGCGATGTATAACGGTGAGAAAGAAGTGACCGTTCGCTTTGGAAACAGTGGAAAGATCACAGATATTAAGGAGGTTGTATGAGTAAAGTAAATTTAACTCCTTTTGCGTCCTCGATGCATGTAGAGGGTGAGACCGGCGGCGATAACACAGGACTCAGACCTATTGAGATTACCATATGGTACGATGATGCTTCTGATGGATGGACTTGTAATAAAACATATAACGAAATTTATGATGAGTATAATAAAATAGTATATCCTGAATATGCTACAGAACATCATGAAACTGAACTTGTGCCTTGCATAATTCATATGACAGGCTATGACGATGACATACCTTATACAGACGTATATCATGGATTTGTCATGGTTACAAGTGAGACTGACTCTGATCATGGTTTCGCGTTTATGTTTGTCAATGAAGTAGATTACACTCTTGATTCAAATCATAATCTTATAGCCCATTGCCGTGGATATAAGATCTATACACATAAAGGTGAACCGATGGTTGTGCCCATCTCATAAAAGAAAGCGAGGATATTTAAATGACAGACGTTAAAATCAGTCCTAATGCAGCAGCAATCCATGTTGAAGGCAATTATGGAAACACTAATTTAAGGTAATATTCATGGACTACATAATGCCAATCTACACAACGCTTGTTGGGCTGATTATTGGCTTCCTGGTTGGGAGGATTAAGATGTTAGTCTCACAGGCGAAAGATTCTAAGAAACACAACGATGATATTTATCAGGCGTTGAAGGATGGTATGGCAATTCTCTTGCGCCATGAACTCTCCGAGTATTATGACCGGTTTGAGCATGAAGAAACGATCCCTAAAACAGAATGGGATGACATTGAGCAGACTCATGCGGTCTACAATAGTCTCGGAGGCAATCACACAGGAGACAGACTGTACGAATTCCTTAAGCAGAAAGACTTAGGAAATTGATATTTGATTCCATGCATACTATAATGGACGGGATAAAACGTGAGATAAAAAGGTGATATTTTATGAAATTTACACAGGAATTCATTAAAGCAATGCTGATCAGGGCTGTGTGGACTATGGCTCAGACCGGTCTCAGCATGATCACACTCGGTGCTGCGGTCTCTGACATTGAGTGGAAACATACATTCTCTGTAATGCTCGTAGCTGGGTTATATTCTGTGCTTAAGAGCATTGTAGTCGGTGTTCCTGAGGCTTATAGGGATGGAACACTGGTCGTCGACATGAGCGACCCTGATAAAGACACTCTCCGCATGGAGTACGACAAACCGATCGCAGAACTCGTTGACCAGGACAAGGTGATATTTAAGGTTGAGAAGAAATGAGTAGATATCGTGTAATATATTCTAACGAATTACGACATTATGGCGTTAAAGGCATGCGGTGGGGTGTTATTAGAGATCGACATCACGCAAAAAAAGATGCTAAAGAATATGCCAGAGCAAAAATGTATTATGGCGAGGGCGCCGGCAATAGAAGAAAACTGATTAAAGCTAAAGTTGAGCAACGTAAAAAGCTTTCCAATGATTATTCAAAGGCCTTTGATGAATACTTAGCCAGACAGGATATGAGTAAGCATGCTGATGCAGCAAAAAGAGAAAGAATTGTAAATACAGGTGCTAAAAAAGCAGTTCAGACAGGCAGAGGTGTAGTAAACATGATCCTTGGAAATGGGGCAAGAGTGACTGCTGCAGCAGCTGTTGCATATTATGCACTTCATTATACTGGTATGGATAGAGAAATAATGCGCTATCTTGGCATGCGATTTGGTTAATTGACTCGTGATATTTTCACCTCTTATAGTGTAGGAGGTGTAATATGAAATACACATGTAAGATTGCCATCACTTTTGAATCCAATAAGGGTACGACTTATGGGGTAGTAAAAGAAACTACTAAGGAATCACAAGGAAATTCGATACTTTCAATCATGAGTTTTATTGAAAATAACGGACTTGTAGAAGGTGACGAATTGATTAGTGAAATGTATGATAATTTTGAAAAAGAGGCCAGAGTCTATTACACAGGAGTAAAGAGTGATGAAAAACATGCTTGGGAGTACAACGCTGAGTACAACAAAAAAGAAGGAACATATTTGATCGAGGCAAGAATTATTGCGAAATGATTTTTCTAAGAAGGAATAACAACTCCTTCTTTTTTCTCTCGTTCGTGATATTTACAGCCCATATGATGTGGAGGTGATTATATGGACAATTTGACCATGAAAGAACTTCAGGCTTTGTACGAGTATATTTCAAAGCTTGATCCAAACACTGAAGAGTATAGGGCAGCGGTTGATGCAATTGTATTGTTAGAAAAGGTCCAATTAGATAAGGATAAGCTAGCGATTCAACAAGATGAAAATGCTAAAAAGATGGAAAATGAGCAAATCACAAAAGAAGAAGAACTGGCTTTACAAAAGAAGAATAGTTTATGGACTAGTGTTTTAAAAGGTGCTGAGATCGTTTCCCAAATACTTGTTATTGGTGGAGTAGGTTTAGCTGCTTGTTTCTCGGAAGAGACGAGGATTCTTTCAAAGACAATATTTGGTTTATTTATGAAATGCTTACCGAAGCATTAAACGGTATTGAGCTCGTGTATTATACATGGGCTCTTTATTTTTTCGTATTAAAAACAGACCGTATAGTGAAAGGAGAGAAAACATGTTTAATGTTATGCTTAAAGTAATAGGTAAAGCTTTAAATACCAAAATTGGTAAAAAGGTATTTGGCAATATTTATATGATTATAACTTTATTATCATAGGAGCTAACAACTCCTTTTATTTTTTCGTATAATGAACAATTTGTATAGTGAAAAGGAGAAAGAAAATGAAAAACATTATTAACTATTTTAAGAAAGAAAAGAAAGGAGAAAAGAAAATGAAAAACATTATTAACTATTTTAAGAAAGAAAAGAAAGAAAAGAAAGAAACTAATAGACATAGTGCATATTTAGTGATTCAGGCACTTGATACTGAAATTATTAAGTATGAGGCTGCGATTAATGAACAGAAAGGCCGTGTTGCTAAAGCTGAAAGATCTGAATATTCGCAACCGTATATTAATGAATATATGCTTAAAACAGGAAAGACATTAATTGAAAGTTATAGTAAGAGAGTTGAAGAGCTTAAAACAATAAAAGAACAAATCGTTTTAGGAGAGGTTAAATTTTAACTTCTCTTTTTTTTTTTCGTGAGATTTACAAAGTGTATAGTGCGAAAGCAGAAAGGAAGGAAAATAGAATGCCTGAAATTATTGAAAATGTCGCAGAAATTAATGAGGAACTGAATGAAACTGAAGTCAATGAAGAAGAAATTGATGACGAAGAAGATGATGACGATGAGGAAGAAGAAATTACTGAATCTGAGGGATTTGTTATCGACAAAAATGTAGCAATGGGCGCAGGAGCTATTATTGCATTAATCGGAGCAACTGGGTACGGTGTCTACAAATATGTAATGAAACCTAAAGACAAAGATAAAGAGCCTAAAGTCAAAACAGAAAGATGGTATAAGAGAATCAGAATCAGAAGTCCACTGTATTTTCTGCCTAAAGAGGAAGAAACAACTGAATAATTCGCAATTTAAAGAGGATAAAAACAAATCCTCTTTATTTTTTCGTGGTTTAAACAAGTTGCAGTATGGAAAGAGAAGGTGATATTTTTATGACACAAAATAGATACGAAGACACATTATTCGGATTATTTGTATTAATTATGATGATTATTGTTGCTTTAATTGCGAGCTTTGTTGGTGATATTTTAACAACACAACTGTTTGCAATTATTGCATTAGTTGAATTAATACTAGTATTACTGTTAGTAGTATCTAAGGATGAATAAACACATCCTTTTTTCTTTTTCGTGAGATTTTCAAGGTGCTTAATGAAGAAAGGTAGGTACTTTTATGATCGGTAAATTTATTTTTTGGACGGGACAGACTATTGTGCGTTCTGCTGTACGTGTTGCAGAAATCGCATTAATGGCTGGTCTTATGACAATATTTTATGAAATCGGTTTAGAGGAAGGAATTGAAATTAAAGAACAGGAAGAAAACAAAAAATGGAAGAGCGTATTTGCTAAGTAGGAAACTACAGAGCAATTGCTCTTTTTTTCTCAATTCGTGAGATTTTCAAGGTGCTTAATGAGATGGATGAGATAGTGTAATAGGAACATACCTGTTTAATGAAATAGGAGAAATCAGTGCAAATCTGATAATCATCCACTATTGTTTTTTTTTCAACAACTTATATTTTTATGGAGGTGGAAAATGAGAGTTGTTTATGAGAATGATTCAAACTACATGAAGGAACTTTGGCAGACCAACAAAAAACATTGGTTTCAATGCCACTGGAATCGGTTTAAAGTCTGGTGTTATGACAACAAAGAATGGCTGATTATTGTCGTTCCGGCTGTTGCTGTTAATGGTAGAAAGATAATTAAGAGCCATAACCGTGCTAAAGAGGTGAAGCAGGTGAAGGATCATAGGGACTTGGATATTTATGACAGGTCCTTAGGAATTTACTACCGTATGAACAGAAAACCTACGCCTGCTGAGTATGGCGAGATTACACGCAGGAAAAGAAATGGTGAAGATTACTATACAATATTATCTTCAATGAGATTACTTTAAGGAGGGGCCATGTCAATTATTGAAGAACATTATGGTAGTAACAACGAAAAGATGTACCCGGTTAAAATGGCGGCAAGAGAGGCTGGTGTTCCTGAGCAGACAATAAGGAACGCTATTAACAGAAAACAACTTCCAGCAACTTCTATCCAGGCTGGCAAACAGCATAAGTGGATGGTGGCCGAAACCGATCTTATTAACTGGATGGAAAAGCGTCCGGTCGTCAAAGAGGATCGTCCTGGTAAAATGTCACAGACTCGTGATATTTCTGACTTAACTGTTGACGAGCTCGCAGGCACATTCCTCAACAAAATCATTGATGCACGAAACGAAGGCTATAAGTCCGGACTTGAAGAGGGCTATGACAAAGGATATTCTGCAGGTTACAAAGAAGGGATTGAAGCGTGCCTGAAAGCTGCAGGGCTTCTCCTGGAGAAAGAGGTGAAAGCATGACTGAAATCGCATCCGCAAAGCTTTTCTATGGAGCAATTACTGAGGAGCTTGGGGTCTATGATCTGGATTCCGAGCTCCATATCATTTGTCTTGACTATGATATTATGTCGCCTGGCTCCTCAACACATCACACAACACGGCTCACATATGATGAGGCTTGGAGATTGGCAAATAAGATCCAGAGACATATTGCTAATGTGTGGGAAAAAGAAGATCGGCAATGGACACTGAAAGGAGGTGATATTTGTGAGCCTGAACGATAAAATCAATGAAGCAATTTTGAAAGATTTCAAACCTAAGAAATACGACAATGATGTACTATGCAATATCCTTACAATGTCAAAAGAAGAATTATATAGAAGATCACAAGAAATCATTTTTGGAGAACGGATTAAGCAGAATAAATACCCTCAGTTCATATATGATTTCCAGGAGGAAAAATAATGAGTAATACTAAAGAAGTCTACTTTGATGTGTATTGCAGCAAATGCAAGCACAAAGACACTAATGAGACCGAAGAGCCCTGTAACGAATGCCTCGCGCAGGGCTCTAATTTGGATTCACACAAGCCTGTATATTTTAAGGAGGAAGAATGAGCTATTTGATGTCTGTGGAAGACTTCGAAAAGCTGTCACACTGCACAATATGCGGATACTCGTTAAATGAATTGATGATATTTGCGGATGCTTGTAGAAAACAGAACATATCTAATGATGATCTGAAAGAATTCTGTGTGAATGTGAAGAACGTCTATACCTATGTAATGAATGAGATTGGAAAGAGTTTTAATGAAGAAATCGAACGGGCGCTTAAGTAATGAGACTAATTGACGCTGATAAATTGAAATTCGTTCCTGCACTGATTGAACCTGTATTGGTGGGCGATGAACCGCATTGGGAGACTATCATTCTCAAGGACAGAATCGACAATGCACCTACAGTCGAAGCCATACCGATAGAGTACATTCAGCATTGGATTGATAAGCAGAATTACGGCAGACGGAACGGCAAGATGATGCTTGCAAAGGCTTTAAACGAATTGATAGCCGAATGGAGGAAAGAGCATGAGACTAATTGATGCTGATAAATTGCTGGATGTGGTCGAGTCACTTGACTGGTACCATCTGAACATTAATGGAGAAATGGTTCACGGCGCAAACAGTGACGACCATCAACCATATTACATATCAGATGATATATACGAAGCAATTCGTAATGCACCAACAGTCGAAGCTGCTCCCGTAGTGCATGGAAGCTGGGAACGAATACACATGTGGACAGGTGCCGAGACAATATTCTGTTCGGTGTGCGGTGAAGACTGCTATGTCAGCGATACAGGCGACGATATATTGTCGGATTATTGCCCGCACTGTGGAGCAAGGATGGATGATAATGACTGAGTACATAGATAAAACGGAAGTACAGGCAAAACTGATAATGAATGCTGAACGATGGACCATTATACATGAAACGGGAGATTTCGGACCAGTTGAACGGAGTGATGATTTAATTCCAGTCAGAAGCGCGATAGAAATCATCAAAAACATTCCATCAGTCGAAGCCGTGCCCGTGGTACATGGGAAGTGGAAAAAGGAAGGCAGATGGAGCAGGGGCAGGATGTATCGCTGTGACCAGTGTGGAAACTATCTTGATTTTCGTGGAGTAAACGCAGGGAGGGGTGATGCTAATTATTGCCCGAATTGCGGTGCACGGATGGACGCAGTGAGGAAAGACAATGGCTGAACAGATTTACAGATATTTGCATGACGAAAATGGTGCTGTAGTTGGCTATGAATACCATGGCGAACTGATACGATGCAGGGACTGCAAGCATTATGATGCGGATAATTTCCAATGTGAAACGGATAAACCGCACAGTGGCACATGGTTTCCCCAAAGTTACTGCGATAGAGCAGAGAGGAAAAGTGAGAGACTGATTGACGCGAACAAATTGATGGAAGCGATTGAGTCACTTGACTGGTACCATCTGAACATTAATGGAGAAATGGTTCACGGCGCAAACAGTGACGACCATCAGGCGTGGTACAAATCTAATGATATATATGAAGTGATTAGTAAGGCACCTACGGTTCAAACACTGGAGTGGACTCTGTGCAAGGAAAAAGCGAATAATGAAACTGAATGATGCAGACAAATTGATATGGAGCGTACCGCCAGAGGTCGTCATGGATAAATACAAATATGTATACAGATGTTCCGAGTGCGGATGGCGTATGCTTGCGTATCGAGATGGATTATTTAACTACTGTCCGAGTTGCGGAGCAAAGCAAAGTTGGGTGAAGGATGAAACTGAATCATGAAGGCGAATATATCTGCGAGTACGAGAACTGGGCAGAGCCTGTGTTGTATCCTGTTGCTGAACTGATCCGGTGTAAGGAGTGCATGCATTGGGACAGAAAAGACGGAATGTTCCCGGACATTGACGGTAACGATTGGCACGGATGCGAGGAGCTGAGTGCATATGTCAGTGCATCTGGTGACGCACCATGTACACCATCGTGGTGGTACTGCGCAAATGCTAAGAGGAAAGAAGAATAATGAAACTAAAGATACCGCTTAATACAGTATTAGAAGAATGTACAGAATGTCCTTATTTTGAGCTTGAAATGGACAACGTGTATGCGTTCAATAGGGTTGATACAATTGTTTACAAATGCGCTCATATTAATACTTGTAATAGCGCCATAGAACTTTATAAGAAACACATTGAAGCGGAGAAAAACAATGAAGAAGCGCAGAAGAGCTTACAAGAAATATGACTGGCGATGGCATCAGATATGGCTAATTTATCAAAGAGAGTTCGCTAAGTTATTATCCGCTGAGCTTGATAATTTAATACTTTATGGAGAAAAATATGCCGAAATACCTACCAAAGATGCATGAGATTGAGGCCTATAGTTTGCGTGGGCTTCAGTCTTGGGATTACCCTCATTATCCAGATTGGGTAAAGAATATGCTAAATAATGACGACATCGTTGAGTCTCGCAAGTATGTGCATATTTCAACCTGTGAGGGTATTAAGACCGTTGATTACAATGGTTATATTTTAAAGGACGAAAGGGGACTCATCTACGCAATGGACGAGGATGAGTTCCTTGACAAGTACGAAATTGTTAGGGAAGGAGGAAAGTAATGGATAAGATTCCCATTGAATGGCTAAGAGAGTATCAGAAACGATATGATGAAGTCTACGGAGTAAACGGATCAATTATGGTTGACAAAGGTTCGCTTATGTCTATGGCTATTGATATTATCATTAATGACTTTGAAGCAGAAATGGAGGAAGAAAAGAATGGATAACTTTGCTTTTAAGATTGTACACGATTATATTCTGGAACATTTAGATAAGAGCGATAAGATACCGGAAATCCATATGTACACAGTATGGAAATGTAAAACCCTTCAGAACTGGAAGTGGTTAATTAGTACCGATCTTCTTGACGGTATGTATTATGAAATTACCTACAACGGTGACAAAGAAGAGTTCTACCTTGATGCATATAAGAAATTCGAGAACCGATGCATCAGAAAGGATGATATTTAATGGCGAGTGGAGTTGTTAAGAAATGCGCCGTGTGTGGTCGTATTTATGACGCATACGGTGTTGCGGACGTTGATGAAACAGAGATCGAAGGGGACCCGATCACTGAAGAGGACGTTATTAACGACGAGACAGAGTATGTTGTATTCCAGAAAGATCCTGATCATCCTGGTGAGGAAACTGAAATTAATGGTATACAGTTTCTAACAATCTCAGAGCGAATGGATATTCAGGATGAAGACGACAGAATGGATCTGTGTCCGACATGTAGAAATGCTATTGTAAACTACATTAATAGTTTACGACCAGAGTCTAATGATTAAGTTATATTTTGCAGAAATGGAGGTAATGTAATGTTTGCAAAAATATGTGATGTATGCGGTACTACGTATGAGCCTTATGGCACAATTATAGAGCAGGAAGAAGAACTTGATCCATCCGGAGACGCTGATATTATTAATGACGAAAGTCTCGATGATGCCGATTACGATTTTACGGCGACCGGAGAAGAACCTGAGATCAATGGCTTTAGATATTTAACCATTGACGAATACGGAACTGTACAGTATGAGCATGCTCTTAATGATCTGTGCCCGACATGTCGAAATGCTATTAGGGATTATATTCAGAGTTTAATGCCACAGCCCGAAGGCGAAGACGAAAATAGCTGATGAGAGCATTAGTTATCTGTGGTGGAACCTGCTCAGGCAAGACTACACTGGCTAAAAAGCTTGAACAGGATTACAAGTTTAAACGAATTATTACTTATACGACTAGGAAGATGCGTCCTGGGGAAGTTGATGGAGTTGACTACCATTATATTTCTCAGGACGATTTTCTTCTGAGAGCTATGCAGGGTTTCTTTGCAGAGTATACAACCTTAGAGACTGAAGAGGGGACAGTCTACTACGGATCTGCAAAGAGTGATTATATTTGCGATAGTGAATCCAAAAAGGATAGACTGATCGTCCTGGATCCTAAAGGGGTTATATTTGTGCATGAATGGTTTGAGCATCAGAATACAAAATCATTCAAATTACAGTATGCTCCGTATATTGTGTGGCTGGACATGCCTCAGGAAGTTATTATGAAGCGTGCATTTGCCAGGGGCGATAAACCTGAAGAGGTTGCAAAAAGGATTCAAGAAGACCATCATGCGTTCATTCCAATCAGGTTTGGACGCTTTTTTGATTTACGAGTATGTGAAGAGAAGCCTATTGAGAATCTGGCGTATATTATAGATGCATATTATACGCTGGATAAGAAAGATAAGGTAGTTATTTAGTCATGAAAGGAGAGGCTATGGGATACGGAAAAGTATTTAACATCAATCTTAATGTCGAAATATTTGGCGATGGAATATTAAACGAGTGTGTTATTTCCCATGATAATTCTACAGGAGAGCATTATTTCTTAGATCATTTATCGTTAGCAAACTGTGTAAGAGATTATGTTGAAAATCATTTCAATGAGGATGAAATGTACAGCTGCTTATATTATGAGGGTAAAATCAATGGTACTGTGGCTTAACAATATGTCCATTTTACTTTGGGCACTCACAAAATTCCTCGGGTTGGTATTTTTGGTACTTGCCCTAGTCGGTCTTATACTTGTGATGTTTTATACGATCGCAACAACTATTGAAGAAAACAAGAGGTGGAAATGACAATGGAGCAGGAAGAGAGAAGGTTTAGGAAGGATCTTATTTCTGAGTTGAGGAAACTCAATAAGGAACTGTCTGAGATTGCACAGATACTTAAGATGCCCGAATCAGTAGTAAGAACGCTTGCACATGAAAAAGAGGAGGAAGAGGAATGAGCTGGGGAAAAACGTGCTTCATTGAACTTACTGAGGTTCAGATTGATGACGATGACAATTATATTTTCAATCCAATTATGATTAATATCAATCAGATAGAGTACATCAAGCCGCACGACGGAACTGATCCGATGATTGGCGCCTGGGTCACTATGTATAATGAATGGACAATGGTGAAACAGTCTTATAAGGAGATCTGTGATATTTTATCTGACCAGGAGTTAGTTTTCTGGTTTGGGCATAAGGAGGAAAACGATGAGCAGTCTTGTTGAACATAATAGATCATATTTGCAGAAACTTACTGAGAAGCTTGCAACATTATCTCCGGAAGCGGCTAAGAAAGTAGTGAATGATATTTACGGAAAAGATAGTACTGCAGTACAGTGGGTCTTCATTGACGTCCTTGATGGTCTTTACGACAATGTAGGCCACAAAGAAGAATCGTGAGAAAAACAGCCTGTTAAGTGAGAGAAGATGATGCCGGAAAACTTTGGTTACGCAGAGTTGGTCGAGAGGCTAGACCGGAAATGGTGCAATGGTAGCACGCCAGCAATGGAGACGCTGGTTCGAAGCCAGCAAATCATCTTCTTTTATCTTTTTCAAAAAGGAGGAACTATGGAAAAGAAATTGCTTTTGATGTCCACAGACGACAAGTACCGTTTTTCAAAGATCGAAGATATTTTTAGTGAAGTCTTGGATCTTAGGTACACTACTGCCGTAAACAGGGCAAACATGTTGCATAAGCAGTATTATATTTACGCTTATGTAACCAAGGCTGAAGAAGTGTGGATTAGAAGGGAAGTCGAGAATCTTGACCGCCCTTTTATTTTGAAAAAAGCTGCATAAATAGTGAAAGGAGAACATTATGAACGCATTAACAGCTATTAAGTCAGGTATTAGAGTCGCAACATCTTTCGTTATTACCAACAAAAAAGCAATTCTCACTCTTGCTGGCATTGGCCTTATTGGTGGTGGAGCTGGATATATGGTTGTCCAGGCTCCAAAGGCTAAAGATGCAATTATTACGGAAGAACATATTCGTGAGAAAGAAGGAAAGGATCCTCTCACGAATATTGAAAAAGTAAAGATTGGCGTAAGATATTTATGGGTTCCTAGTGCTATGTGTACAGCAGGAACAGGTGCATTACTTTTCGTAAACCATATTTCAGTAAAAGAAGTTGCAGCCGCAGGAGCAGATGCACTTGCGTATAAGCAGGCATACAATGACCTTGCACGAATTCACAATGATTATATTCGTGGAGTCAATAAGGTAACGACTGAGGAACAGCAGAAAGAAATTCGTAATGAAGTTGGTGAACAGAGAGTAGTTAGTAATAGCTCTGATATTGTTCCGATTAACACAGGCAGGGGCGACGCGTTATTTTTGGATGAGTTGAGCGGACAGTATTTCAGATCTACAGAAGTTGCGGTGTGTAATGCTGCGTTGTCTTTCAATAGTGACATGACAAACTGCAGACTTGCTAATAGCTATGGACTTGAGGGATACGGAACTATTAATGAATGGCTTGAGATGTATCTTGGTATTAATCCGATTGGTATGATTGGTGATGACAATGGTTGGAAAGTCTATGACGGTAATGTCTTCAGAATTCATATTTCTGATAGATTCGATACCGCTCCTAATGGAGAGCCGGTGCGTGTTATATCTTATGAATGCGCACCAATGATTATTTGAAAGTATTGGTACTAGTCTGGAGTAATCTGGGCTAGTACCTTTTTCTTTATATTTATGGAGGTGGCTATGGAAAAGAAAGAAACTTTTAAATTTGGTGCTAAGATGGCAGGCGCTCACTGTGTAAGTATGGTTATTGTAAAAGCATGCAAAGTTCTTACAGGTTATGGAAATGTAAAGCCTCTTACTAAAATGTGTCTATGGATCGGATCTGAGATTCTCGGATGGGTTATCGGTGATATTTGCGTCGATAAACTGGAAAATGAAGTCATCGAAATGAAGGAAGTTGTCGATAATGTAAAGGAGGAATGGAATGTCGGAGAAGCAACAGTATCCTAATAATTCTCTTAAAGTTAAGGGCGGAGTTGAAATCAAGCCTAGTATATTTAAAACAATCATTAGAGGTTTAATACCTAATATTGAGAATTTAACACCTACTATCGTTTTAGATAGTATTATCATGCCATATTTGCGAGATGCTGTATTTAATAGCATTTCGTCACTCATGTATAAAGATGGAACAGCTCCGAGAGCAAATAACTCTGGTGTAGTAGTTAACAGTGGAACAAACTATAATCGCATATCTACAGCAGCTGCACAACAGAATGCCAATCAAACAAAAACACGTAAGCAAAACCGTAATGACTATAAAGATATTATCTTAAGGCCTGGTAAAGGAGAAACAGCGGCACAAGTACGCGCAAGAGGAGAGGATTATATTATGGATCTTCGTAATCAGGTAGATATATATGGTCGTGTATCTATAATGTATCTGTTTAGTTTACTTGATATTACTCGTGATGACGATCAGGAGAATAGCTGGGGATGGGATGCTCGCAATATTGGTTTAGCGAACGTCGTATCTACAGGCGAACCCGGATGCTATAGATTATATTTGCCTACGGCGGTAGAGATAGCTGTATAATTCGTGTAATAAACACATCGTATTATGACAATGGAAACATTTTTATTGAATAATAGGAGGTGTTTAAAATGTTACATGTTGTTGAATTAACGAAGAGAATTATTTTTGATGACGAAAACGGATCTGAGATTGTATTCTTACAGAACCTTGCCCACAAGGATGATGAATCCGAAATCTATGACAAACTGGATCTCGAAAATAGAGATCTTATGAAAATGAGATGGAAGGTCGTCCTTGACGGACAGGAACTTTAAGAATAAGGACTAACAGGTCCTTTTTCTTTTTCTTAAGGAGGTGAAAGCATGATTTATATTCTGTTCGCAATATTATGCATACTCTGTGCGGTAATGTGTGTAGTATTGCTTGCTACGGTAGATAAGGTTAATGAAGTTATTAAGATCAACCATATCCTTATTAAATCTGTCGCAAGGCATGATGATGAAATCGACGGAATTGTTCAGGATGTTAATGGGATGAACGAAAAAATGGAAAAAGATTATATTATTCGAATGAAAGATATGAACAATCTTAGCAAGAGGATCATGACTATATCTAAGGAAAGGGGAGGCAATTGATCATGAAAAAGAGCATTATTAAGTTCGCGGCATTAGGTTTAGCCGGTATTGGTGCAGTTATTTATGGACTGTACAAGCATGACGAAAAAGAAATGATGAATAACCCTGTGAAGGTTGTAAAAGAATGGGCTGATGAAAAAGTTCGATCTGAAAGAGATGAACAGACTTCTAAGTTATATTCTGAGCATTCCAGGAAAAAGGCACGACTCGAGAAACTCATTGGCGACGAAAATGATGAAATCAGAAAGCGGACAAAAGAGTGTATTGAAATGAAAGGTATCAATGCAAAAGAAAATGACTTAAAGGCGGCATATGATGCTGAGCTTTCTGCATATAAGAATCAGATAGACTATGATGAACAGATATCGCGAGCAAAAGCGAATTGGGATAATAGTCTTCTTAAATGGAAAGAAGAGAATGAGTATGAAGCTAAGAAAGATAAATACAAAAATTCTCTTAAAGAATCAGAACGTACCTATGAGCGCGCTAAATCTGCCCTGAATCTTATTGATAATGATGATATTAAGAGAAAGACCAAAGAACTTCTTAAAGAGGAACATGAGCGGTCTTATGATGATATTCGTAAATCCGAGAAGGAATTGGATAAGCAGTTCAATGAGGCTCGTGATGCATTTAATAAGGAATACAAGAAAACTGTTAATAATCTTGAAAAAGATCTTGAACAGAAGAAGATCACTCTCGATGACAAATACAGTGATAAATTCCTTGATATTGAGGTTGCAAAAGAGCAGTGCAAAGATGAGATTATTGACTCTGTGCACGAAGCGAGAGACGCTAATGCTCTTATGATTATTGATGAATATGAAGCTTCAAGAAAAGCCGTCGATGAAGCCAAAGAGATTGAGAATAGCATTGCTGATACTTATGCTAAAGATTATGAAAAGCATGCTGGTGATATTTATGTTAACTTCATGCAGAAAAAAGGCTGGGGTAAGACTAGCCAGATTATAATGGTAGGTGTGCTTCCTATTACTGTAGGTGGTGCATTGATATTATTTGGTGGTCTTGTTGTTACGGTTGGAATACGAAATATTACTATGATTATGGGTGTGAAATAATCAAGTTCCATAATCGAGAAAGGAGAGATACGGATTAAACACTGTGTCTCTCTTTTCATTTATATTTTAGGAGGATGAAAAATGTTTAATGGAATCAAAAATGCTTTAAAGCCCGTCGCTGTTGTTAGTTCAAAGATACTCGCTAAAACGCGCGCAAACAGCCCTCAGGCGATGTTCTATGGAGGAATGGTAGTCATGTCATTTGGAGCTATTTATGGCGTGTATAAGGCTTATAAAGGCTCTAAAGAAGTAACAGAGCAATTCAATAATGGTGTAGCTGAAGTAGATGACTTATATTCTACTGGAGACTTTAAGAAAGAGAAGTTCTGGGCTAAAACAAAAGTTGTTGGGAAAACATGCTTGACAGTTGCAAAACAGCAGGCCGTTCCAGCAATTATATTTGGAGGCGGCGGAGTATTAGCTTGCGGTGGATTCAAAAAGTTAGGTGGAATAGCAGTAATGCTGTCTGGATTGGCCGCAGAAACAAAGCGAGAACTTGATGACTTTTATAAGAGAACATCTGATCAGTTTGGCGAAGAAGAGGCTATGAAACTTAGATATGGTCTTCAGCAGGAAGTAAAAGATATTGAACATATTGATCCAAGCACTGGTGAAAAGACAAAGAAAAAAGATATTGTGTATACGCCTATTACAGACTATGCGGAATTAGTCGATAATCCGTTTACTTATATTCTGTCAGAAGATACCATGCATCCTAGATATTGGTCAGATTCAGCATTTATGAATAAGCAGAGGCTTAAACATGCAAAAGAAATTGCTGAAGCTGAGCTGAATGAGGTTGGTTATATTTTCTTAAAAGACTATCTTAAATTATGCGGATACAAGGGACGCATTACTGAAAAAGAACACAGATGCGGATGGATCAAAAAGGGTCTTGTTCCAAGAGAGGATAAGAATTACAGAGGCGATGGCTTTATATCCGATGGTGTCCTTGATAAGGTAATTAAAACAGAAGCTACAATGGCATTTTTAGAAGGTGTTGAGCCTAATGTCACAATTAATCTTAATGTTGATGGTGATATTGTTGACTATCTTAATAAGTATAACTTATGGTAAAAAGAGAAATATGTCCGTGTAAAGACTGCGACAATAGAACCGCACACTGTCATGGTTCCTGCGAAAACTATAAAGAATGGTCTCGCGGGGACCATGATTTCAAAGAGATGGTTAAGAAAAAGAGGCTATATGACTATTCTTTTGTACAAGATTCGTTTATGCCAAAAAGGAGAAACAAATGAGTGAAAAGGAAATGACAATAGAAGAAAAAGAGGCATGGGAGCAATTTAAACGTTCTACAAGTTGTATACATCCTGCGATATTAGAACAAATTGAAAAGACAAAGAAGGAAAACGAAAAGAATGAACAAAATGATCAAAAATAGTATCGCTTTTGTGCTTGGATTATCGTCCGGATGCATTTTAAGTTATATTTATTCAAAGAAAAAGATTGAAGCTAAGAACGAAGAAATCGAAATACTTAGAAGTTACTATCTAAAAAAGTTTCCTAAAGTTAAAACTCCAACTTGTGACTCTGAGGAAGTTGCAGAAGTAGAGGTTAAAAAAGGTGTTAAGACTATAGATGAAACAGATATTATTGCTGCTAATAATGACTATCATGACTATGCTAGTCTGTATAAGCCCGTACATAAGTATGAAGGAGAGAGGCAAAAAGAACCTGAAAAGGTTGAAGAAGAGTCCGAAGAAGATGAATCAAATGGCTATGAAACGTCGTATCTTGTATATTATTCCGGAAGCGACGATTTAGTTGACCACTTCACCGGTGATATTTTGTCGGTTGATCTGCTAGGAAAGGACGGTGCGGATAGGTTATATTCTGAGTCCGCAGGAAGTACCATTATATGCCCTAACCACGAGCTGGGAATCAACTACGAAATTGATATTGTAGAGGACCCTTACATTTTGCCTGATATTTCAAATGACTAATGAATACTTTCTGTGGTTGTGCGATCTAATTTCGCCTTCTGACAGATATAGAAATCTGTTATATATTTTGTATTCAATACCTTTTTATTGGAGTATTCTTTGGGATGATGATCGCAATACTGACGGGCTTAGATTGCGTGATATTTACCTGGAGAATACTCCAGTTAATAATAATGTTACATTTCCGTTTAGGGAATCTACTGTTCTTGAGGTTATCATTTCTATTGCCATTTATATTGAGGACCAGGTAATGCATGATCCTTTATATGGCGATAGAACTTCGGAATGGTTTTGGATGATGATTGGAAACTTAGGATTGACAGGTAGGATTAAGAACTTTTCTGATCCGAATTGGGATGAAGAAACTGATCCAAAATGGGTATCAGATATTGTTGATATTTGGCTCTCGAGGCATTATGATACGAACGGATTTGGTGGATTATTTCCTTTAAAAAAAGTGTCACAAAATCAGCAAAAAGTGTCACTTTTTTATCAAATGCATGCATTTTTGCAAGAAAATTATGGGGTTGGAAATTTATAAAAATGACGCTTGTGACGAAAAAGTGTCACAAATGTTACACTTTTGAAAAAAAAGTGTCACAACTTTTAGGGCCCAAAAAGCTATATGGCGTATAGGTTTTTGAGTTGAAAATGTTAATTTGTGACACTTTTACAAATATTTTTAAGGATTTTTATATAGAAGAAAAAAATCCCCCTAAATAAAAAAGTTTAAAATAGGGTGTAAAAGTGTAACAATGTCACAAAACCTTATATTTTCGTAAATTTTTATGAAGGAGAGCCTATGGATTTTGTAGAGATAAAAGAACGATCTGTTAAAAAAGGCGTCATAGAAATTTATCCGGATTTTAATAATATTCCGTCTAAAGATCTAATGATCAGAGGAGGTAAATTCTATGCAATATGGAATGAAGAAATTGGTTTATGGAGCAGAGATGAGTATGATGTTCAAAAGTTAGTTGACAAAGAAATTCGAGAGAAAGCTAGACAAGTTGAGTCGACCACATTAGATAAGATCCATCCATTATATTTAAAGAATAACTCTAATGGTAAATGGGCAGAGTATGTTAATTACACAAAGAAGCTTCCTGATAACGCAAAGCACTTAAATAGTAAAATTATATTTGCAAATGAAGAGATCAAGAAATCAGATTATGCAAGTTTTAAGTTGTCATATGCTATAGGGGAAGGTTCAATTGATAATTATGAAAAGCTAATGTCGACACTATATGACCCAGAAGAAAGAGCTAAAATTGAATGGGCGATTGGTGCTGTTATATCTGGAGATGCACAGAAAATTCAAAAGTTTTTAGTACTATACGGATCTGCAGGAACAGGTAAAGGGACGGTATTAGAAATTATATCTAATATGTTTGAAGGCTATACTGCAGCATTTAATGCTAAAGGACTTGGATCTAATAATGATACATTTTCTACATCTGCATTTTCAGGTAATCCATTAGTAGCCATACAGACTGATGGTATATTGTCTAAGATTCAAGATAACTCGACACTTAATGCATTGATATCTCATGAAGTCATACTTATAAGAGAACCATATAAAGCTCCATATCCTTTGAGGGTTCGAAGTTTCTTATTTATGGGAACAAACCAGCCAGTTAAGATAACTGATGCTAAATCCGGTATTATTAGAAGACTGATTGATGTTAGACCATCTGGAAGGTTATTAGAACCAGAAGAGTATGAACGCTGTAAAGAGAATGTTAAATTTGAATACGGTGCTATCGCAGATCATTGTCTTAAAGTGTATAAAAGTATGGGCAAAAATTATTATGCCCACTATAAGCCGATAGACATGATGTTTAAGACAGATCCGTTCTATAATTTTGTTGAAGATTCCTATTATATTTTTAAGAAAGAGAACGGAACGCAATTGAAAGTTGCATGGGAAATGTACAATCAATATTGCGAGGATGCGTCAATAGATAAAAAGCTGCAATTATATTCTTTTAGAGAAGAGCTCAAAAACTATTTTGAAACATTTGAGCAAGTTGCAAGAGTAAATGGCAAACAGGTTAGAAGTTATTATTCGGGGTTTATAACAGAGAAGTTTAAACAAGGAGAGAAACTTGAATCCAATAAGCCATATACTTGGTTGATATTTAAAGACTGCGATCCTGGAAAGTCAATATTTGATAAAAAGTACAAGAATTCTAAGGCACAATTGGCGACCAAGGCAGGTAAACCTAAACGGAAATGGGAAAATGTGGATACAGTATTAGCTGATATTCCTACGAATGAAGTTCATTATGTTTGGTTTACCGAAAAAGAAGCATCTCTTATTTGTATAGACTTTGATATTAAAGATGAAAATGGGAATAAGAGTTATGAAAAGAATTATGAAGCAGCAATAAAATGGCCGGCAACTTATGCAGAACTTAGTAAATCCGGTGAAGGAATTCATTTATATTACATATACGATGGAGATGTAAGTAAACTTAGTGCAGTATACGACAATGATATTGAAGTAAAGACATTTACAGGAAATAGTTCATTAAGAAGGAAGCTCACTAAATGCAATGATATTCCGATTGCCAAGATTAGTTCAGGCTTGCCATTACGAGAGGAGAAGAAAGTGATTGATTTTCAAGCTATGCGATCAGAGAATGTGTTGAGAGCCACAATAGAACGCTGCTTGAAAAAAGAGTATGAAAACATGCCTAGTACAACTCAGAATGTTAATTTTATTAGGCACTTACTTGATCAGCAGTATGAGGAGGGCTCACTTTCTTATGATATTCGTGATATGAAGAAAGCCATCCGCCTATTCTGTTTGAATTCAACGAATCAGGCAGAGCATTGTATGAAAGAATTCACGCGGATGCATTTTATATCAAAAGATATAGAATTAAAAGAAGCGGATCTGGAAGAAGCATTCGAACCTATTCGCCCTAGTGATGACGCGCCAATAGTTATATTTGACTGCGAAGTTACTAAAACTTTCTTTGGTATTGTTATCAAAGAATTAGATAAAGAACCAATTAAGATGTATAACCCAACTCCGTTAGAAGTAGCAGAGTTACTTAAATTCAGATTAGTTGGATTCAATAATCTTAAATATGATAACCATATTCTGTATGCACGGATTCTTGGCGCGGATAACTATAGTTTATATTTAAGATCTAAAGACTTGATAGACGGGAAGAAGGACGCAGAGTTTAAGAGGGCAAAAGATATTTCTTATACTGATGTGCTTGATTTCTCATCGGAGAAAATGAGTCTTAAGAAGTTTGAGATAAAGTATAAACTTCCGCATAGAGAATTTCCAATGAAATGGGATGAAGAAGTTCCAGAAGATCGTTGGGATGAGTTGATGGACTATTGCACAAATGATGTAATTGCAACTGAAGCATTATTCAAGATTTTACAACCAGATTTTGTTGCGAGAGAAATTCTTTCTGATCTTAGCGGTCTTACAGTGAATGACAGGACGAATGCACATACAACAAAATTGATTGTCGGAAATGACAAGAACCCTCAATCTAAATTTGTGTATACAGATCTCTCAACTATATTTCCAGGATATGAGTTCAATGAAATAGGCATTGATAGGGATAGATATCCAAAAGATGAAAAAGGACGACCAGTATATAAGACAGGCAAATCTATATATCGCGGAGAAGATCCATCAGAAGGCGGATATGTATATGCCGAACCAGGTATATATTATAATGTGGCCTTATTGGATTTAGCATCTGGGCACCCAACAACAATTGAGAAATTAAATTTGTTTGGTGAATATACTAAGAATTATGTAGATCTTAAAAATGCACGTATATTCATTAAGCATAAAGACTATGAGTCTGCTAAGAAGTTGTTTGATGGAAAACTTACTCCATATTTGAATGATCCTAAGCAGGCTAAACAATTGTCGCAGGCACTTAAGATTGCAATCAATAGTGTTTACGGTTTAACATCGGCAAAGTTTGATAATAAACTTAGAGATCCAAGAAATGTTGATAATATTGTTGCAAAGTATGAAGCATTATTTATGATAGATCTTAAGCATGCTGTGCAAGAACAAGGTTATACAGTTGCACATATTAAGACAGATTCGATCAAGATTCCAAATGCAGATGATAAGATTATTAAGTTTGTTATGGATTTTGGTAAAAAGTATGGCTATACATTTGAACATGAAGACACATATGAACGAATGTGCTTAGTGAACGATGCGGTTTATATTGCTAAGTATAAAGAGCCGCATAAAGATGACAATGGGAATGATATTCAGTGGACAGCCACAGGTGCCCAGTTTCAGCATCCATATGTATTCAAATACTGCTTCAGTAAAGAGTCGATTATATTTGATGATATGTGTGAGACTAAATCTGTAACTACTGCATTATATTTAGATATGAATGAAGGTTTGCCCGAAGGAGAGCATAATTACCAGTTTATCGGAAAAGTTGGATTATTCTGTCCAATAGTTCCAGGAAAAGGCGGCGGTGTATTGCTTCGTAAAGCCGATGAGAATAAGTATAATGCTGTTGGTGGATCTAAAGGTTTTAGATGGCTTGAATCAGAAACAGTAAAGGATCTGGATAAAGTGAACGACATTGATATTCGTTACTTTAGAAAGCTTGTCGATGACGCAATAGAAAATATCAGTAAATATGGAGATTATTATGAATTCGTTTCGGAAGGATTAGTAACTCCTTTTATTGATATTAATAGCGATGAATTACCATTTTAAGATTAGGAGGTATTAAAAATGGCAGTTAGAGGAACAAAGATTAATGAGGTTAAAGATCTCCGATGGGTTAATTTTAAAGGGGAGAACAGAACTGGAAACAACAGAAATGGGCAAAAGTCCTTTACAGCAGTATTATATCCTGAGGATGCAGAACGTCTTAGAAATGAAGGATGGAACGTAAAAAAATATGTAGATAAGCGCGATCCGGATGCTGAACCTATTGATATTCTGGACATTAAGGTTAAGTTCCATATCAATCCTTATTCAGGAAATCTTGATCCTAGAGTATATTCCTGCGTTGGAAAGAAGAGGGTTTTGCTCGATGAAAAAGGCGCCGAAGATCTTGATGATGTGCAGATCATTGGAGCACATCTTGTTATTAATCCAAGGTTTACAACAGTAAACGGTATTGACTATTGTACTGCATGGCTGAGCCTTGGATATTTTGACATTGATCCTGAAGCTCCGTCATCTGACGTAGCTAATTCCGATCCGTTTGCTGATATGTATGATTGAATTATATTCACATCAGTTAAACGCGATTAATCATTTAAGGAACGGTTGTATATTAAATGCCAGCGTTGGAACGGGTAAGTCTCGAACCGCGCTGGCTTATTTTTATGTAAAAGAATGTAAAGGAGAATTAAATGGGCATGCTATGCTTGAGCCTAAAGACCTTTATATTATTACAACCGCTAGAAAACGTGATACGCTTGAATGGGATGAAGAATGTAAACCTTTCAAGATATTTAATGTGAGAACACTAAGTGAATGTGGTATCAAAGTTACAATTGATTCATGGAATAATATTAGAAAGTACTGCAATGTATGCAATGCCTTCTTTATATTTGATGAACAAAGGGTTGTGGGATCTGGTGCTTGGGTAAAGGCATTCTATCAGATTACAAAGAAAAATCATTGGATATTACTAACCGCTACACCAGGCGATACTTGGAGCGATTTTATTCCGGTGTTTGTGGCAAATGGATTCTATAAGAATAAATCAGATTTTCTAAAACAGCATGCAATATTTAATAGATTTTCTAAGTACCCAAAGATAGATAGTTACAAGAATACTGGAAAACTATTAAAGCTGAAGAAAATGATATTAGTTGATATGGAATACATTAAGCCTGCAGCTGTACATGATATGAATGTGATAGTTGATTACAATAGAGATCTTATGAAACAAGTAATGAAGACTCGTTGGAACGTCTATACCAATGAACCAATTCGTGACGCAGGACAACTTTGCTATATTATGCGAAGAGTGGCGAACAGTAGTGAATCAAGAATAAGCTCTGTTAAGAAACTAATCGCAGATCATCCGAAAGTAATTATATTCTATAATTTTGATTACGAGCTAGATATATTGAGAACTGTAGCCAAGGAATTGAATATTATTAAAGCAGAATGGAATGGCCATATGCATCAACCTATACCAACTAAAGAGCCAATGTGGATTTATTTGGTTCAGTATGCTGCAGGTGCTGAAGGCTGGAATTGTACTGATACTGACACTATTATATTTTATAGTCAAAACTATTCATATAAGGCTATGGTTCAGGCTGCTGGTAGAATTAATAGAATGAATACTAAGTTCTCGGATTTATACTATTATCATTTATATTCTAAATCTAATATAGATCTTGCTATAAACAGAACGCTTAAACAAAAAAAGGCGTTCAATGAACGAAAATACATTTCATCCATTTGGCCAGAGAATTAAACAAATTCTCTGGTTTTTTCAAAAATCGCGAAAAAAACACCTTGTATAATAGAGAGAGGAGAGAGTGTGTTGAACAACTCTTATTTTTTTTATGAAAGAGAGCGATTTTCAAAAGGATCTTATTAAAGAGCTAAATGATATTTTTCCAGGCTGTTTAATATTGAAAAACGACTCTGGTTATATTCAAGGAATTCCAGATCTTACCATCTTTTATAAAGATAAATGGGCAATGCTTGAGTGCAAAAATTCTAGAACTGCAAAGAAACAGAATAATCAAAATTATTACGTTAATAAAGCAGATTCTATGTCTTTTGCGCGTTTTATATTTCCAGAGAATAAAAAGGAGGTCATAGATGAACTTAAATCCGCATTGGGAGTTGAGAGGTAAACATGCACTTTTAAGTCCTAGTCAGCCATCATGGCTCAACTATTCAGAAGAAAAGATGCAAAACGTATATTCTAATATTCAAGCCGTAGAACTTGGTACTAGAAAACACGCTTTAGCAGCAGAATTGATATCCTTAAACGAAAAAATGCCTAGATCGAAAAGGTCATTATGCGCTTATGTAAATGATGCTATTGGTTACAGGATGACACCAGAACAGCCATTATATTACTCAAGTAATTGTTTTGGGACCGCAGATGCTATTTCTTTTGAAAACAATCTTTTGAGGATTCATGACTTGAAAACCGGATCACATCCAGGTAAAATGGAACAGCTCAAAATCTATGCTGCTCTTTTTTGTCTGGAATATGGATTCAGACCTATTGATATTTCAATAGAATTAAGAATCTATCAATTCGACGACGTTACTGTTGAAAATCCCTCGTATGAGGAAATTGAAAACATAATGGCAAAAATTATATTGTTAGACAATGTAATTGAGAATTCTAAGTCAACTAGCAGAGGTAAAGCATGGACGAAGTTAAAACCGTAGCCATTACTGAAGAAGAAGTGGCTACTATTCATTATGGAACTCCTAGACATTCTGGAAGATATCCTTGGGGTTCTGGAAAGAATCCTCAAAGGCACAAAACACTTCTTGGAAGAATTAAAGAATTAGAGGATCAAGGCTTAAGTCAAAAAGATATTGCCAGCGCACTTGGATATAAATCTACTACTGATTTTCGAAGAGCTAGATCTATAGCTACAAATGAAGAATACAAAGCTCGTTATGAAACATTTAAACAAATGCGAGATCAGGGTATGGGATGGACCGAGATCGGAAGAGCTACTGGATATTCTGAAGGAACTGTCAGATCAACATTAAACTCTAAATTAGCAAAAGAAGGAAGTGCTACTGACAAAGCTGCAGATATTATTAAATCAAGAATAACTAAAGAATATCCCTATGTTAATGTTACATCAGGTGCAGAAACTTATATTGGTATATCTGGTGTATCAGAAACAACATTTAAAACCGCATTGAAGAAACTCCATGATGAAGAAGGATATTCTATCATTAATGTCCAGGTTGACCAGTTAGGAACCCAAGACGGAAATAAAACTACTATTCAGGTTTTAGCTCCTTCTGGAACTACATATAAAGATCTAAAACAAGAAATAGAAAATAATACATTTGCTGATAAGATTCGGCCAATAGATGATATATATTCTGAAGATGGTGGAGAATCTTATAAATACAAACAGCCTCCAGTTAGTGTTGATTCAAAACGAATTTATATTCGTTATGCCGAAGAAGGCGGAAAAGCTAAAGACGGTGTTGTTGAATTACGTCCAGGAGTCCCTGATATTTCATTAGGAAAAGCAAAATTTGCCCAGGTTAGAATTGCAGTAGACAATGACCTTTATATTAAAGGAATGGCTGTATACGCCAATGATATTCCAGAAGGCTATGATATTGTTGTAAACTCAAAAAAGCCAGAAGGAACGCCATTAAATAAAGCGCTTAAGGAAATGAATAAAGATAAAGATGGAAACATCGACACTGTAAATCCTTTTGGAGCAGCCATAAAAGAAACAGCAAGGCTAAATCTGGTAAACAAAACTTATATTGATAAAAACGGAAAAGAACAGCAAAGTGCATTAAATGTTGTTAATGAACAAGGAGACTGGGCAAATTGGAAAGATAAAATTCCAGCCCAGTTCTTGTCTAAACAGTATCCAGATACTATTAAAAAGCAATTAAATCTAACATATGCTTTAAAAGAAGATGAGCTTAATGATATTCGTAGCGTAACAAATCCTGTTCTTAAACGAAAACTGCTTAATGAATTTGCGGATGAATGTGATAGTTCTACCGAGCACTTAAAAGCTGCTGCTTTTGCAAATCAAAAATATGCAGTTATATTACCGGTTAACAGCTTAAAAGAGAACGAAGTATATGCTCCAAACCATCAGAATGGCGATAAAGTTGCCCTTATTCGTTTTCCTCATGCAGGGACTTTTGAGATACCTATATTAACTGTTAACAACAATAATAAAGAAGCAAAAGATATTTTAGGCAACGCTGTCGATGCTGTTGCTATTAATTCTAAAAAAGCTCAGCAGTTATCTGGTGCCGATTTTGATGGCGATACTGTTCTTGTTATTAATACTAAAGATGTTAATATTAAAGCCTCAAAAGCTGTACCTGAGCTTATGGAATTCGATACAGATTCATATAAGTATTCCCAGGATTATATTAACAGTCCAAAATATAAAAAGATGACTGATACTACAAAGCAGAAGCAAATGGGAATGGCTTCTAATCTCATTACTGATATGACTATTAGAAACGCACCACTGGAAGATATTGTTAAGGCAGTTAAGCATTCAATGGTTGTTATTGATGCTCAGAAGCACGATCTGGATTATAGAAAATCAGAAATTGATAATGATATTCCGGCTCTTAGAAAAAAGTATCAAGATGGAGGCGGTGCTAGTACATTGATATCTCAGGCTAAGGCTACAGATAGGGTACCTGAGTATGAAGAGTTTAGAAGTACTAGAGGTATGAATGAACAGCAGCTTAAAGATTGGTATGAAGGTAAACGCGTATACAAAACAGAACCCAAGAAGAGGGGGTCTAGAGTAGAATTAGAGAACCTAAAGAACGGAAGATATTTAGTACGTGACGAAAAGGGGAATCCAATTAGAGTACCTAAACTGGATGCAAATGGTAACAAGATTTATATTAATCCAGTAAAGACTGTAGAGAGAACAAGAATGTCCAGAAAAGAAAATGCTTATGACCTCTCTACCGGTACTGTTGAAGAGAACCTTTATGCTGCGTATGCTAATAAGCTCAAATCTATGGCCAATAATGCCCGTAAGGAGGCAAGAGCTATTGGAACTCCTAAAATAAATAAAGCCATAGCCTCCCTATATAGGGAGGAGAGGAGGACCCTCATGGAGAAGGTAAAGGCCGCTAGGAGGAATACTCCAAAAGAACAGCAGGCTCAAATTATTGGCAATAAATTCTATAAACAGATCAAAGAAGCTAATCCAGGAATGAGCAAGGCAGAGGAGGGGAAGTATAAGGCCCGGTCCCTCCGAAGGGCAAGAGAAATAACAGGAGCAAGAAGAGAACCTGTTACTATAACGGATAGGGAATGGGAAGCAATCCAAAACGGTGCTATTACGACCCAATTACAGACGGACGTATTCAAAATTTGTGATCAAGACAAGCTAAAAGAAAGAGCTATGCCAAGAGAATCAAATGGCCTATCCCAATCTAAGATCAATCTGGCCACTGCTAGACTAGCTGCTGGTTACACACAAGCTGAAGTTGCTGCTGAATTAGGTGTCTCAGCAACAACATTAATGAAACAAATTAAAGGAAACTAAAACTGTGTTGAAAGGAATTCATATGGAAGAAATTATGCTTACAACAACTCAAAATCCTTGGAATCCATTCACTCAGTTTGATGAATGGTACAATTTTGACATGAATTTTGGTCACAATTGTTTAGGTTACATTGCAAGAATTGGAAAGTATTCAGACAACTTGACAGAGGAGGAGGAGCTTTTCATTACTAATTCAACCATCCGGGAGATCGCAAAAGAAAACGTCTTTGGTGACTTTAGAATTATCAAAAGAGATGGAACGTTTGTAGATCCGTATTCGTTAGAAATTGACGATAAAACAGAAAGTCAATGAAGAAGACCATCTAAGACACACAATTCATAAGATAGGGGGGAGTCGAAAAAAGTACACCCCCCTATTGAATCGCGCCGGTCCTCAATTTTTCTCCGG